GCGCGATAGCCAGCCTGAATACAACCGTTGGGCGCCTCGAGGTATCGCTCAACGAGGCGCATCGCAAGACGAATGCGCACGATAAGCAACTCGCTGTGCTCGAGGATAGAGCGAACCGAGGGCGGTGCCCGTTTGCGGTAGAAGCAGAATGCCAGCCACCGGACCACAAGTAGTCTGCGATGAGCTAGTCGATCTGGTTGCCACGTGCCTTGCGCACCACTGGAAGAAGGGCCAGATCAAGAAGCTCATCTACGAGGTCGCGGGTCGTCGCGTCGCTCGCGGTACTGTTGAGACGCTGCTGACGAAAGCGCGCGCTGTCTTGATGAAAGACGCGAACCTCGAGGAAGACGAGGAGCGTGCGAAGGCCGTAGCGTTCTACAAGAGTATCGTCGCCGATGATACGGTGCCGGTCAAGGAGCAGATGGACGCGCAGAAGGCGCTGCGCGAGATGCTCAGGCTCGACCGGGGCGATCGGGGCGGTTCGACCATCGAGCGAGCTCGGGCGATCCGAGATATGATGCACAAGATGGAGAGATCAACTGACTCGGCTAGCGACGAAGCTGACTAGCGCTCTGCGACAAGTGGAGCTCATGGATGACTGGTCGCTGTACGACGAGTCGCCGGAGTCCGTCCAGCCGTCGTTCGTGCCGATGCCACTTCCAGAGCGGTGGACGCCGATGTGCCTGCACCCGAAACAGCGCGCGTTCTATAAGTCCACCGCTCGCTTTAACGTAGTCCCGGCCGGTCGGCGCTCTGGGAAGACCGAGTTGGCGAAGCGTCGTCTCATCGAGCGAGCGATGAGCCCGACGCAGTATGCCGACGCTCGCTATCTCGCTGGTGCGCCGACGCATCTGCAGGCGAAGCGAATCTTCTGGAAGGACCTGAAGCGATTCACGCCGCCTGAGATGCTAGACGGCAAGCCCAGCGAGTCGGAGCTGGTGATCAGGCTGATCAACGGCGCCGAGATTATGGTCGCCGGCCTCGACGTGCCGGAGCGCATCGAGGGTCAGCCGATCAACGGCGGCGTACTCGATGAGTACGGTAACATGAGACCCGAGACGTGGCCGGAGCACCTTCGCCCGATGCTCTCCGAGCGTAACGGGTGGATGGATTTCATCGGCGCGCCCGAGGGTCGCAATCACTACTACGAGCTCGCGCAGCTCGTCAGCGGCCGAGACAACTGGGCGCTCTTTCACTGGACGACGGCCGACATCCTGCATCTCTATCTCGGGCGAGAGCAAGCCGAGGAGGAGCTGGCCGACGCGGCCGATACGCTCGACGAGCTGACGTATGACCAGGAGTACAACGCGTCGTTCGTTACTTACTCGGGGCTCGCGTACTACTGTTTCGCCGAGGAGAACAAGCGTCGCCTGGCGTACGACGACGAGGCCGATCTTCTTCTCATGTTCGACTTCAACGTTGAGCCCGGCGTCTGCGCGGCCGGGCACACGTATGAGTTCGGCGACGGGGTGTTCGGCGAGGTCTATGTGCCTCGAAACTCGAACACCGAGATCATCTGTCATCGCGTCCTTAAGAACTGGGGCAAGCACAAGGGTCGGGTCAGGTGCTACGGCGATCAGACCGGTGGCGCCCGTGGGACGGCGAAGGTACGAGGCAGCGACTGGGACTTGATCCGCGATCACCTGAGGCCGGCGTTCGGCGACCGTCTTAGCATCAACGTTCCACGAAGCAATCCCAGTGAGCGCGCTCGGGTAAACTCGCTCAACTCGAGACTCAAGAGCTCGACCGGCGTCAGACGCTTCTTCGTCGATCCGGTGAACGCGCCGATGACCGTCAAGGATCTCGAGGGCGTCATGCTGATCAAGGGCGGTTCGGGCGAGATCGACAAGAAGCATGACAAGAAGCTCACGCATCTCACGGACGGCGTAGGATACTTCACGCACAAGCGATACGGCACGTCGGGCAAGGGCCAGAAGATCGTGTCGAGGGAGGCCGCGTAAATGGCCGACGTAAATGATAAAGGGACGGCGTACCTGGAGATGGAAGCGAAGTGGGGGCTCCTGAGGGCGCTCCGTGGAGGTACGCAGTCGATGCGCGACGCGGGTGAGACCTATCTCCCCAAGGAGACCAAGGAGTCCACATCGGCGTACGAGGTGCGTCTCAACCGAACGTTCCTGTTCAACGCATACGACGACACTGTGACCAAGCTCGCCGGCAAGCCGTTCGCAAAGCCGCTGTCGGTAAACGGTCAGTTACCCGAGGCCCTGCAGCCACTCGTGGATGCCGTCGATCGTTCCTCGACGAGTCTCGGTGATTTTGCTCGCGACGTGATGAATACGGCCATCGATCGCGGGCTGTGTCACGTGCTCGTGGATTACCCGCGGGTACAAGCGCAGACGCTCGAGGATCAACGCAAGCTCGGGCTTCGACCGATCTTCGTGAAGATTCATCCCGATGATCTCATCGGATGGCAGACTGAGGAGAACACACTCGGCGACGTCAAGCTCACGCAAGTGCGCATCACCGAGACGCGCATTGAGTCAGACGGTGACTTCGGTGACAAGAAGGTGAGCTACGTCAGGGTACTCGAGCCCGGCAAGTGGCGCCTCTACGCCTTCAACGTGGAAGAGAAGAAGTACGTTTTGACAGACGAGGGAAAGTTCACGTATCCCAACGGAATCCCGTTGGTGACCGTGTACTTCAACAAGACCGGGTTCATGGTCGCCGATCCGCCGCTAGAGGACCTTGCTTGGAAGAACCTTGAGCACTATCAGTCGGGCTCTGATCAGCGTAACGTGCTTCGCTTCTCGAGGTTCGCGCTGTTGTTTGCCTCGGGCATCAGCGAGGAAGAGCAAGAGAAGGGCTTTGAGATCGGACCCAATCGCTTGATCTCATCGACTAACGCCGACGCGACGCTCGACTACGTGGAGCACACAGGCGCGGCAATCGCGGCCGGCGAGCGTGATCTCTCGATGCTCCGCGAAGAGATGGAGACGCTCGGGCTGCAGCCCTTACTCAAGCGCTCGGGGAACCCGACCGCAACTGGTCAGGCCATCAGCGAGTCGCGGGCACACGCGGAGATACAGGCGTGGATCAGAGCGATGGAGACCGGGCTGCGTCGCATGTTTGAGGTGGCGGGCAAGTGGCTCAACGTCGAGCTGTCGGACGACGTGAGCTTCGACGTGTACAGCGACTTCTTGCTTAGCGCACGAGAGGCAACGGACGTCAAGCAACTACTCGAGGCTCGCAAGAACAAGGACATCACTCGCCGGCAGCTGCTCTATGAACTCAAGCGCCGCGGCTTGCTCGCAGATACACTGGACGTCGATGCTGAGATCGAGGCCCTCGAGGCCGAAGAGGCAAACTTGGGTTATACACCTGAGGAAGACGACGACGCAGATGCCGACGACGAATGAATTACTCCAGGACAAGGCGATCGCCCACGCTGTCGCTATGGAGCGATACAAGAGCGGTGTAACGACGAAGGTCGTGCGCATGCTCGATCGCGACGTGCGACCTCATCTCAGGCGGGAGCTCAACAAGCGTCTCAAGCGCATCGCGGCCTCAGAGTTTGCACTCGATCGAGGTCCGAAGGTCACCGCGCGCATGAAGGAGCTGACGCAGGCGGTCGACACTACTATTTCTACGAGCATGAGTCGGGTCTACCCGCAGGTCAGGGACGAGCTGAAGCAAGTGGCCCTCACGCAGGCCGAAAAGTCGGCAGCTATGCTGCGAGAGGCGATGCCGCTCCAGTGGGACACCGTGACGCCGACCCCGGGGCTACTCAACAGCATCGTGACCTCGCGACCGATGCGCGGACAGTTGCTCAAGAAGTGGTGGGACGGGGCGAACGCAAAGGCGAGAGCCGCTGTCAAGCGCGAGATCAACATCGGCATGGCGACTGGTGAGAGCGTTGGAAAGATCAGACGTCGAGTTATTGGCTCGGCGGCCAACGCTTTTCGCAAGGGCCCGATCGCGCAGTTGCGACGCGACGTCGAGGCGACGGTGCGGACCGCGGTGTCTCACACGGTGAATCACGCGGCCGAGGAGACGTACAAAGCCAACGCTGACATCGTGAAAGAGGTGCAATTCGTCTCGACGCTCGACGCACGAACGACCGACATCTGCATGTCGCTAGACGGCAAGACGTTCAAGACGAACCAAGGACCCAGGCCGCCAATGCATCATCAGTGTCGGTCGTTTACGATTCCGGTGATCGCGTCGTGGCAGGAGCTCGGCCTCGATCCTAATAAACTACCCGCGGCTACGCGGGCGAGCATGAACGGGCAAGTGCCCGCGCGACTGACGTACGGCAAATGGCTGCGTCAGCAGAAGCCGCCGTTCGTGCGACAGGTGCTCGGGCCCGGACGAGCGAAGTTATTCCTCGAGAACAAGCTGCCGATCACCGCGTTCGTGAGCGGCGACTACAAGCCGCTGACGCTTGCGCAGATTCGACTCGAGGCGGGCCTCGGCGAGCTCGCATCGGTCGTGCCGCAGACGCTCGAGGAACTCAAGGAGGCGACCAAGCAAGCCCGCAAGCTGTGGAAGTCTCTTCCCAAGGGCCCTGAGAAAGCAGCTGCTCGCAAGAAGCTCATGGAGCTCAAGGCGGCACTCGAGGAAGCCAAGTCGGGGCCTGCACCAGTCAAGAAAGTGCATGTTGGAGTGGTTAAGGGTGACGTGAAGCCGATGTTTGAGGCTCATGCTGAAGGTGTGCATATACTCGCGTCGAGCGAGGACGATCTTGCGGCGCATTGGAGTTCATTTTCAGACGAGCCGGCGAAGATCAAGCCTGTCAGCGCTAAGCTCGGCAAAGTAGCCACAGATAAAGATGTCGCTCGCATAGCGAAACAAGTCGGCGTGACAGCCGACGACGTAGACGACTGGGTCACCGATCACGGGATGGCCTTACTCGAGGGCGCGGACGAACTTCATATTGCAAAAGTACGAAAAGCCTTGATCGCTGAGGGCTTCGACAGCGCGATGTCGTGGGAGTATGTCGGTCCTGGGCAAAAGGTGCAGATCTTCGTGCCTCTTCGTCCCTCGACTCAGGTCACGAAGGCAAAGTTCAAGATTGCGCCGACGAAGATCACCAGACGGTCGCCCGTTAAGTTTCCAACGAAGCGTCGCTGGGCGTGGGCAGATGAGCGAAAGACGCGAGAGACGTATCATAAGCAAGACGTGCCGGCCTACGAAAAGCTCAAAAAGAAGCTCGGCGACGCCGAGAGAGTCGAGCGGTCATTTCGCAACTACAACTCGGGACCGGGGTACAAGGCGATCAACAAGTATCTGCGTACGGGTTCGACTCTTGGCGTCAAGCAGAATGCCGCTACCGTGAAAGAAAACGTGAAGTGGATCAAGGCGGCGATGCGTGAGACGCCGCCGGTGCCGAAGGATCGCGTCTTGTATCGCTTCGTAAAGACAGATCCGCGGTGGGAGACAGGCAAGGCGTATCGCGTCCGAGGTTTCACGTCCGTGGGCACATATCCTCAGAATTATTTCGCCCAAGACGGTCGTGCTTGTATTGAGATATTCGTTCGTAAGGGTGACCGAGGCGTCGTTCGCGGTTTCAATTCCGGGGAAACTGAGTGGCTTTTCCACGACAAAGCTCAGTTTCGCGTCATAGCGGTTAAGAAGAACGTGCGATACGGCATCTCTGGTCCGTCGCATGTGATGAAGACGGTCTACCAGGTTGAGTTCATTCCGCCGTCCGCGGCCGACGATCTCGCCTCGCTGATCAAGCCACCGGTGACCAAGAGCACCGTGAGCTCATCCGTGAAGGCGCTTCAGGCGCAGACGCGCGAGGCTCGCAAGGCGTATCGGTCGCTGCTCGCGGGTCCTGCGAAGAAAGCAGCCCGCAAAGAGCTCATGGATCTCAAGACAAAGCTCGCCGCGGCTAAGGGCGAGGCGGTCGCGCCGCCCGTGCCGAAGGTGACAGCGAAGCCGCCTGTGTCGGTGCCCTCTGGTGGTCTGCGTGCGATCGAGAACAGGCTCCGAAAGAAGACCGGGGCCAAGGTGCGATGGGTTGGGTTCGAGGATGTGCCTGATTCGTTAAAGCTAGAAAAGCTTCGAGCTGTAGAAGAGTCTATCGACGCGGTGTACGATACGGCTCCGACTCTTCGCGATGCGTCGCTGGCTGGCATCAAGCGGGGCCGACGCACGGTTAACTGGATCGAGATGCGTAACGAGACGGCTTATGCAAACAGCAAGGGCGGGATGTCAGCCGGTACATGGAGTGGTAGCACGCGAACGATGAAGATCGCGGCGGCTAGACCGACTGGCTCGAACGCGCCAGCGATAGGATCGTTTAACGCTTCTTATCGCTACGTGCCAGACATCGCGCGCCACGAGTTTGCTCATGCACTGCATTCTGTTGCTCCGAATATGGCTGAGTTAAACGAGGCGCTCTACGCGCTTCGCCCCACACTCAGAGCGAAGCAAGTGTCATACTATGGGGTGAATATGAATCACAAGGAACTCTTCGCTGAGGCGCTGAGTATTCGGTCGTCGCCGCTCTATGAGAGCGCCGGTAAACGATTGCCGAAGAGCGTCATAGATCTCCTCGCTAAGTACGTCGGAGGCGCGTCATGAGCATAGAAGAACCCAAGTGCTTCGCACGACGGTGTGTTCATTTTCGCGGCGTGAAGCAGGATCAAGACCGGGAAGATACCGAGCGCGTCACCTGCGATGCGTTTCCGGACGGCATACCCAACGACATCGCGTATGGGGATAATCCGCACGACAAGCCCGTAGAGGGCGATGGAGGTATTCGCTATGAGCGCGCCGGATAGGTTCATCGAACCGCTTGTCTTCGAGGAAGTAGACGAGGAGGACGTCGTCGACACGGCGTCTCCCGACTATGTAGCAGGCGCCGAGGCGAGACTCAACGACGAACCGCGCGACGCAGACAAGAGTGCGTCATGGCTCGCCGGCTGGGACTACGCCGACGCGGAGGTTCTGATCACTGAGATCGACGAGGAGTTAGAAGCCGAGTGAACTTTCAATGGACACGCGAGTGATCTCGCGGTACAATATTGACGGTGACTTACTCATGTTGCAGGATGCGTAGACTTAAGCGTCAGAGACTGGCGTGCACGCAGCGTGATGCTGCCAGGAGAAAAGTCGATGAGTTTGAAGGCACGAATTACAGAAGAGGTCTTTGAGGGCCTCGACGATACTCTGAAGGCAGAGTACGTCAAACAGGACGACGGGTCGTATCGCTTGGATGTCGAGGCGGTGCAGGGTTTGCAGTTGGCCGATGTCGGCGGGCTGCAGAAGGCGTTGCAGGACGAGCGCAAGACGAGCAAGGATCTCAAGTCCAAGCTCGTGGTATTCCGTGACGAGAACGGTGAGTTGCTCGACGCGGAATCAGCTCGCGATGCTATCGCCAAGCTCGACCAACTCGGCGACGATGCCTCAGTCGATGACAAGATCAAGGAAGGCCTAGTGGTCAAGGAGAAGCAACTGCAGGACAAGTTTGACGCGCAGGAGAAGCAACTTCTCAAGAAGCACGACGAGCAAGTTCGTCAGCTCACGACGTCGAACGAGCAGTTGACCGGGCAACTCCAGCGATCTCTCATCGATCAAGCGGCCGTTCAGGCGATCTCTGCGGCTAAGGGCTCAGTGGAGCTGTTGCTTCCGATCGTTCGCGGTAACGCGAAGATGGCTCAGGACGAATCGTCCGGCGAGTTCCACGTTCAGATCGTGGATGACTCCGGCACCCCGCGTCTGAGTCAGAAGTCGGGAAGCGGCACGGAGCCCATGACCATCGGAGAATTCGTCGAGACGCTCCGAGACAACGAGTCTTTTGGGCGTGCCTTCGACGCCGAGAACGCAGCCGGGAGCGGCGCGGGCTCGGGCGATTCAGGCGGGTCAAGCAAGCGAGGTGCGCACACGCTCTCGTACGAAGACGCCAAGGATCCGGTGAAGTATCGCGTGGCGAAAGAAGCCGCAGCGAAAGCCGGAGCAAGTCTTAAGGTCTTGACGCCGGCCTGATACTCATTGCGGTATCACGCTCCAGGATTGAGGTAACTGATGTCTAACACACTCGGGTATTACAACCCGGTATTCTACGCGCAGGAAGCGCTGATCCAACTTGAGGCAGCGATGGGCATGGCCTCCCGCGTTCATCGCGGCTACGAGGAAGAGCGACGGTCCTATGAGAAGGGCGAGTACGTCAACATTCGCCGGCCGAGTTCGTTCACGGCGGCCAACGCTCCGAGCACCGCGAGTGACATCACCACGGAGTCGGTCCAGCTTCAGCTGGCCTACTGGCGTGAGGTGAAGTTCAAGCTCACGGACAAGGAGCTGGCGTTCACGTCAGAGAAGATCATCGAGGACCACATTCGGCCCGCGGCTGTCGCACTCGCCGACGACGTCGATACCAAGCTCGCAGCTCTGTACGACGACATCCCGTGGTACACAACCAACGCGACGACCACGGCGGTGACGGACATCACGAACCCGCGAAAGGTTCTGTTCGACAACAAGGCGCCGGTGAAGGACATGGCAAACATGCACTTCATGATCGACGGCGCGCTCGAGGCCGGGTTCCTCGGTCTGTCGGCGTTCACGCAGTACCAGGGCGCTGGTCCGACGGGCGCCGAGTCGCAGCGAGCCGGCTCGCTCGGCTGGAAGTACGGCGTCGAGGTGTTCGCGAACCAGAACGTCGCCGCCCATACGTCCGGCACGTTTGCGTGCGTGGCTCCGGTGGTCAAGACCACAGTCGACGCCGGCGGCGAAGAGGTCATCGTCGATCACGCGACCCTGACGGGCACGCTCACCGTCGGTGATATCTTCTCGGTGGCCGGAAGTACCCAGAAGTACGTGGTCACCGCGCTCGCGACCGCGGCTTCCAATGAGATCACGATCGCGTTCTCGCCGCCGGCGGCAGCCGAGATGACCGCGGAAGCGGCTGTGACGGTGTACTCGACGGACCACGACGCGTGCCTGATGTTCCACCGCAACGCGTTCGCGCTCTGCATGGCTCCGTTGCCCGACATGGCCAGCGAGCTCGGCGCGAAGGTCGTGACGGTGACCGACCCGATCACGGGTCTGAGCATCCGGTCGCGCATCTACTACGTCGGCAACTCCTCGGAGGTGCACGTCGCCCTGGACATCCTGTACGGAGTGATCACGCTCGATGAGGCTCTCGCCTGTCGAGCGGTCACTGAGTAGTGAGCCTTCTGGTTTGGTCGGTGCCGCGCTGATGCGAGGTCCGATGGGGTCGAGGTCTGAGTCGCCTCGGCATGGGTAACGGCGGGACGTTAGACTCGAAGGAAGGACAGCAAATGGCAAAAGTTCTGAAAACAGTCGAAGTCAAGGGCCCGGAAGGGCGCATCATCATCAACCAGGAGGACCTCAAGCGGTACACGAGCAAGGGCTACGAGGTCGTCGAAGCTGAGGAAGTCCTTGAGGAAGAGACTGCCGAAGAGCCGGACGACGAAGAAGACGAGGACTAGCTCATGGCGCTTACTGTCGAAGACGGAACCGGCAAGGACGACGCTGACAGCTACCTGAGCGAAGCTGACGCTGACACGTACGTCGCCGCTCATGGTAACTCGACTGATTGGTCGGGCGCCTCGACGAGCGACAAGGAAGAGGCGCTGCGTCTTGCGACGCAGTATCTCGACCTGAAGTACGGTCAGCGGTGGAAGGGTCTTCGAGCGAACACCGATCAAGCGCTCGACTGGCCGCGTTCCGGTGCCGAAGATCGAGACGGCTATGCTTTCGACAGCGACGCGCTACCACAAGCTCTTGTGGACGCAACGGCAGAGATGGCGTTGCGTCACATTACAGAGACCGATGGAATCATGCCCGACCAAGCGACTAGCTCGTCGCTCGAGTCAGAGAAGATCAAGATCGGTCCCATCGAATTGAATCAGAAGTTTGCGGGCGCTGAGCCCGCTGGAACGAAGTTTGTGATTGTGGATCGGCTGATTACCGACTTGGTCGAGAGCCCGACGGAGCTCAGACGAGCATGACGACGGAGCTCGATGCAAAGGTGGTGCCTAAGGTCGCCAGCGTACTCAACCGCGTTGGAGTTTCAGCGACTCTATTGACTCGTGATTCGCCGGCGTTCGACGTGGAGCATGGTGACGTCATTCACGGCGGTGAAACCGAGACATCGGTTACGATTTCGCCGCTGCTTGAGTATACGGAGGACACGATCGACGGCGACGTAGTGCTGCGCGGAGACTGCTATTGCTTCATCGCCGGTCAAGGTCTCGCAGTAACACCGACTGAAGATACGAAGGTTGCAGTAAGCGGACAGACATGGCAGGTAGTCAGCATTGAGACGCTTCGGTCTGGCGATGACATAGCCGCGTATCGCTTGCAACTTCGGAGGTAGCGATGTGCCGAGCCACGAGGTACGCGAGTTCAACAGGCGCATCATCGCTTGGACGAAGAAACACGGCGTTGAACGAGGCCGGTTGCTTCAGCGTACGCTGGCACTAGAGGCTCTCAGGCGCCTCGTTCTGCGTACGCCAGTCAGGACTGGACGTGCTCGCGGCGGCTGGCAGCTCGCGATAAACGCGAGACCAAAGGGCCAGATCGACGATAAGGATAAGAAGGGCGCGGCGACAATCGGAAAGGGCCTTGAGAAACTCGGCAGTCTACCGTTCGGTTGTGTAGTATGGATCGCGAATAACGTCGAGTATATCGTGCGACTCGAGGAAGGTCACTCGAAGAAGCAGGCGCCGAAGGGTATGTTTAGAGTCACGGTCAACGATCTCATTCAGATCATGAGGATGCTCAAGTGACGCATGCTGAGATTAAACAAGCGATTCGTCGACGTTTTAACGCTGAGATCGGCGTGACTCGTGATGTTAAGGTGCAGTACGGCGATCATCCGTTCGAGCGACCCGAGGCGCTGTGGGTTCGCTGCACGCTTCAGTTTGGCGAGTCACGGCAGGTCGAGACCGGCGGCACGAAGCGCCAGAGGGTCACCGGTTTAATTGTTGCGCAGGTGTTCGATCCTGTGAATGAAGGGGACGCAGACGCTACCGAAATGGCAGATTGGATTGCGGCAGCTTTTCGCGCGGTGAGTGCGAATCAAGTTACGTATCAGATGCCTCGAATCGAAGAACGAGGAAGGGACCAGAACGAGTGGCAGATCGACGTGATTTGCCCGTTCTATTCCGATGAAGTGTCCTAAGTAGGAGACACGCCATGAGCGATGCAGATCGCGTACGACTGGCTTACGCTGAGGAGGACTCGTATGGAGTACTCTCGGCAACAACCGGGCAGGAGCTACGATTCACCAGTGAGTCTCTGCGACAGGACACGACCGTTGTAACCTCAAAGGAGATTCGAGACGACCGGCAGATCACGGATGTCATTCGCACGAGCATCCGAGCGATGGGTGATCTCGGGTTCGAGCTGAGTTACGGTACACTGGACGACTTCTTCCAGGCGGCTTTGTTCGCGTCGGCCTGGTCCAGCGTCGTGGATGTGGCTGCTGAGTCCACGAGCGTCGGCAACGGCGATGGCATTTATACCGCTGCGGCTGGTACGCCTTTCTCCAGCATGGCCGCGAATCAGTGGGTGAAGATCACCGGTGCGTCGAATGCGGCGAACAACGGTTACTTTAAGATCACCGCGGTCGGAGGCAGCGGCGCGAGTATTACGACCACGAACAGCTCTTCGGTTACCGAAGGGCCGGTCGCTCTGACGTACAAGATGGGCCCGCAGATCGTCAACGGTACGACGTTCAATCACTACACGCTCGAGCGCGGTTATTCAGATATTGCATCGACCTATGCGCTCTTCTCGGGTATGACGGTCGATACTCTTTCGCTTGAGATTCCGTCCGACAACATCATCACTGGGTCTCTGGGCTTCGCCGGCAAGGACGAAGACTCGACGACCAGCACGGTGTTCAGCACGGCCATCACAGATGCGAACACGAACGAGGTGATGAACTCGATTGACAACGTCGCCGAGGCCCTTGAGAACGCTGCGTCTATCAGCATTACGCAGCTCAACTTTGCCCTTGCAAACGGGCTTCGCGGCAAGCCGCAGATCGCGAATCTCGGACCCGTGGGCTACGGCGCCGGCAAGTGTAACGTCACCGGCGTACTGCAGCAGTACTTCGCCACGGCGACGCTGATGGACAAGTACTTGGACCAGACCGAGAGTTCGCTCTCGGTTCGCGTGACCGATGACGCCGGTAACGCTTACATCTTAGACTGGCCGCGAATCAAGTACGGTACGGGCCAGCGAGTTGCCGGCGGCGAAGAGACCGACATCATCGCGGACCTCACGTGGCGCGCGTACAGACACGCGACCGAGGGAATCACGATGCGCATCGCGCGGTTCGCGGCAGCATAAGAACAGGAGCAGTCATGGACATCAAACAGTTCCGCACCGATCTCGACAAAGCCAAGAAGGGCGTTTGGGTCGACGTTGACCCGGACGGCAGCGTGCGAGTTAGAGTCGCGCGTCTCGGTAATCCCGCGTACCAAGCCTGTCTGGCTGAGCTCATGGGAGTTACCGGGCGTCGTATCTCTGGCTCAACGATTCGGCGAACGCAGGACCCCGAGCTGCGAACGCGAGCGATGAAGAAAGCCATGGCTCGACATGTTCTCCTCGACTGGGAGGGCTTTACGAGCGACGGTGAGGTCATCCCGTATTCGCAGCAGAAGGCCGAGGAGTTGCTGGAAGATCCGGCGTATCAGGACTTCTACGAGCTCATTCTGCAGTTCGCCTCCGACGAAGCGTTGTTCCGCGAGGAAGCTGAGGAGGAAGACGCGGGAAACTTATCGAGTGCCTGACCTGGGAGCTGGAGTGGGGAGAGTTCCTTCACGTTCTTGAGAAGAGACGCGTGAAGGGACTCCCTACTCCGGCTCTAGACCGCAGGCCGGAGCTCAGAGAAGACTTACTTTACGTCTGGTCGGTCTTCTTTAAGCTCTCGGCGCTGCGAGAGTATAACCAGGCCGGGCCCCAGCGAATCGCGCTCATCGAGTTTACCGCGTGGTGCGACTTAAACGAAGTAATCAGTAGCGATCTGCGTCAGTACTTGCACGCGATGATCGCTGCGATGGACTCAGCCTACGTGAAGGTATTCCACGACAAGGCTGAGAAGCGCAGGAGCGCAACGCGTGGCCGAAGAAAGTCTGAGATTAGGTCTTGATGCGCGGAAGATGGTTGCCGGCGCCGCTCAGGCGTCGGCGGCTACGAGTCGTGTAGCTGCGTCTGCAACAGCCGCCGCCGCCGCGACTGATCGCACGACGCGGGCGATGAAGCAAGGCGGAGAAGCCGCTTCATCAGCCGCTACGAAGATCAAGGCTCTAGCCGCAGGCTTTACAGCCTTTCTCGTTCTCAAGCAAGCCACGACGATCCTCGTAGAGTTTCAGGACACGATGGCTACCGTTAAGGCGGTCACCGGGGCCACCGAGACTCAATTCGCAGAACTCACTAAGACCGCGCGTTTGCTCGGCGCTACGACTCGCTACACTGCGTCACAGGCAGGTGACGCTTTGCTGTTTCTCGCGCGAGCAGGCTTCACGGTAGATCAGGCGCTCGGTGCCGTTCGCGGAACCTTGACTCTGGCGACCGCGGGCTCTCTTGAGCTCGGCGAGGCGGCCGACATCGCGTCGAACATCATGAGTCAGTTCCAGCTCAACGTCGAGGACGCGGCTGGGCAGGCGGCAAACCTCAACAGAGTCGTCGACGCGCTCGTGGTAACCGCGAACAACGCGAACACCGACGTACGTCAGCTCGCCGAGGCAATGAAGATGGTCGGCCCAGTGTCTGGCGCACTCGGTATCACCGTCGAGGAAACGTCAGCCGCTATCGGCAAGCTCGGCGACAGCGGCATTCAGGCGACGATGGCTGGCACGAATCTGCGAGGCGTTTTCGCAGCGCTTCTCGGGCCGGTAGACGCCGCGAAGGAGCGCATCGAGAAGCTCGGGCTCAAGCTACGAGACGTTGATCCGCAGCGACACGGTATCATTGGTTCCATGCGGGCGCTTGGGGAGGCCAATCTCGGCGCTGCGGACGCAGTTACGATCTTCGGCAGACGAAACGCGGCGGCTGCCTTGATCCTGTCGCGCAGCGCGGATGAAATCGAAGAGCTTACCGAGGTTATCATCCGCAATCAGGGAGCCGCGGAGGCTCAGGCTCGAGCCATGGAGAACACGCTCGGTGGCTCGTTCCGCAATCTCAAGTCAACGATCGAGGAAGCGTACCACTCGCTTGGTGACGCCGGTTTCGCGGGCTTACTGCGAACGTCCGTTGACCTGATCACGCAGACTGGTCGCGCGATGCTCGGTCTGAACAAGGAGGGTCTCGAGCTGTCGCTCACTGCCGTAGTGCTCGGTAAGGCAATTACCACGGTGGCCGTAGCGTTCATGGCGTTCATGGCCTTGAAGCTCATCGGGTGGTTCGTCGCGATGGTCGGGGCGATTCAATCTGTATCGTACGCGCTGTTCGCGCTCAAGTACGCACTGATGACGAATCCTCTGGGCGTACTCGCAGTAGCGCTATCCGCGGTCATAGGTTTGCTCTATTCGTTCAAGGAAGAGTTGTTCGGAGCGACGGATAGCATGCGTCTCTACCAGGACGCGGCGACCGATGCCGCCGGTGCCGTGGAACGATTTGCGGACGCACAGGCTCGCCTGAATAGGGCGCTTGAGGTTCGAGATCTACGAGATCAAGTCGGAGCAATCCAGGCGCAGATCGTGGCGCTGAAGGACGCGTCTATTGCGCTTCGAGAAGTTCTTGAAGAGCCGGGTGACGAGCGTCGATGGTGGGAGGGGCCGGGGCTGAGAAAGCGCCAATCGGGCGAGCTTCATTACGAAGACTATGAGGCGACGGCCAAGCAGTTGGGTATCTGGGCCGTCGAGGCGGTTCAGCAGGCTGCTCAACCGATTGTCACGCGCCCGCGTCCTACGGGTCGCACGGTTCCTACGCCGGATGAGTGGACGGGTCTTTTCGGCGAGTCGATGCCCGAGTATGAGGATATGCCCGTTCCGGTGCAACGGGACTTCGTAAAGGTTGAGCCGCTTATTGCCGCGATCGAGGAGCGCATCATCGCTCTCAACAAGGCGCTCGAGGATACACGCGAAAAGGCTGCGGAGGCCGGTGGTGAAATGGCGGGGATGTTCGATGAAGAGGCCGATGAGAAGGCCTTCGCGGCCATGGAAAAGAAAGCTCGTACGTTCTATGCCTACATAAGCCAACTCGGCCTCGAGTTGAGACTCGCCGGGATGACCGCGGACGAGCGTGAGGTAGAGTTAGGTCTCTTGCAGGCCCAGAAGCTCGCGAAGGACGCCGGCATCAAGCTCGACGAAGAATCGCTCGACTTGATTCGCCAGCGGCTACAGCTCACGATTCAGACGCGCGCCGAGAAACAAGCGGAACTCGAGTTAGATCGTCAGCGTCTGCAGATCAAGCAGAGCTACAACGAACTCATGAGCCGCACGAGGGCCGAGCGAGAGTGGATCGGTCTCGACTCTGATCAGCAGCGCATCGCGGCGACTCTGTGGAATCTACGTCGGCAAATGGAAAAGGTCGGGGTTGAGGGCATTGATGCAAAGCTCGACGCGCTCCGCAAGGAACTCGAGCTGAACCAGCAGCTCATTGACAAGGAAGAAGCTCGAGTACGCGCTGCCAAGAAAGCGGCGAAGATCGAGGTTGACGCACTCAGTGATAGCGCAAAAGACATCGAGCGAGCTGCGCAAGCCATCGAGTCGGCGTTTGAAGATGCGTTCACCGAGATCATCCTGGGCGCTAACAGCGTAGCCGACGTGATGCGTAATCTCGGAATGACGATCCTCGAGATGTTCGTGCGACAGCAAATCACGCAGCCTCTCGCTAATCTAGCGTCGAATGTCTTTACGAGCTTGCTCGGTGGCTTGTCCCCTGTACCGGCGAAGACGCCCGTAGCGCCATTCGCTCACGGTGGTATCATTGATCGGCCTATTACGTTTCCGATGGGCAGCGGGCGAGGCTTGGCCGGGGAGGCTGGTCCCGAGGCAATTCTACCGCTTCAGCGAGACGAGGCCGGCAACCTCGGCGTAGCAGGCGGCGGCACCACTGTGAACGTCACCATGCACGTTCACGCGAAGGATGCGGATAGCTTCCGTCGCTCGCGTCGACAGATAGCAGCCGACCTGCAGCGAATCGGTCAGAGCGCCGTGAGGAGCACGTGACATGGCCTTTCACGAGGTACAATTTCCCACGAATATCAGCTACGGCAGCCGCGGCGGCCCGGGGTTTAGCACGGATATTGTGGTTCTCGACAGTGGGTCGGAGCAGCGAGTGGCCAGATGGAGCGGAGCCCGTCATCAATTCGATGTGAGCTTTGGGGTTAAATCCCAAGAGCACCTAGCAGAAGTCAAAACGTTCTTTATGGCTCGCATGGGTGCAGCTCACGGCTTCCGGTACAAAGACTTTTCAGACTTCACCTCCGCAAGCGATGGCATTTCAGCTCACGCGTTTGACGATCAAACGATTGGAGTCGGCGACGCGAGCACGACTACGTTTCAGCTGGCGAAAGTCTACACCAGCGGATCTGAAAGTCACACTCGTGCGATCACAAAGCCGGTTGCGGCCTCCGTTCTGATTGGCATTGACGGGGTGAACCAGGCGGCCGGCTGGACTGTTGACACCACGACCGGGATCGTGACATTCACTGCCGCCCCCGGCGACGGTTTGGATGTCACCGCGGGCTACGAGTTCGATGTGCCTGTGCGCTTTGGAGAAGAGGCGGATGAAGCGCTCGTTGCTTCACACGAGTTCTTTGAAGGCGGTGGCATACCCAGTATTCCGTTGATCGAGGTTAAAGAAGACGCCGCGAACGCTGACATCAACTACGCGTACTGGTACGGAGGATCGTACGAGGCGTGCCTCGCCGCGAATGTTCTTATCAACCCATTGACCGCCCGCGTCTGGGTATTTGAGCCAACTAACAGTGGGTATCTTGTAAAGCTACCGCAAGCGAGTAGCTACCCTGACGGCGGCCCGTTCTTCTACATCATCAACATCGATGACACCGAGTCGTTCACCCTTGCGGAGTACGATGAAACCCCGATTCTCGTAGTCATGCCCGGGGAGGGTGTCGTCGTCGTTAACTCTAAGAGCGCAAGTGGCGCTTTGACGTGGTACGTTAAATGAGCAGCAGTCTTGCAGAGTGGATGGGCGGGGCGACGCATACGGCGTTAACAGCGAATGTGACGCTATCGCAGAGTGCGACTCGCTGTCAAACTTTCTACAATATCGCCGCGAGTAAGACAGTCACTCTCCCGGATGCTCGCACCGTATTGACCGGAGGGCCGCATTACTATTTCGTCTCTCTTGGTCCTGAGACGTTTACCGTCAAGAACGCTGACGGGGTGACCGTTGGAACAGTGGCAGCAGATGAAATGGCGACCGTCGTGCTTTCCGATAATTCGGATACCGCCGGCGACTGGCACGTGATGGTAAAAAGTACGCCGGGCAAGTCGTGGTTTATGTCAGCAAGTCGCGCGTCGATTTGCGTCCCGTCCGAGGAGACGGGCGGGTGGCCTGTTGACGACGAGCCTATCGACGACGAACATAACCCCGACCCCGCTCCGATAAACACGTGCGACGTAGACGGTCCACCAGATGTAGACACCGCTTCGTTTTCGTTGAGCGACGCTTCAATCGAGGCGTGGCCTACAGCGCTCGCCAGCTACGGTACGAACTCATGCGGCTCGTACACTGCGCCCGGGACTCTAACGAACTGGAATTGCGCATTTTACGGCACGGGCCTTATTAAAGGGTCAGGCGATCAAGCCGGAAGCAATTTTCTCAACTTCAAAAATTGGAAGCTGAGCTATTACACGGATGGAGTATTTTCACCTAGCGCCATCACACCTCATGGTGCAGATCTTCGCGGTGCGGCAGGCGGCGGCTTGTGCTGGATTCAAGTCACTATTTCCATCATTGGCGTTATACCGCCTCCTTCGTTGACTTACAGCCAAGTGCAATACCGCAAATACATGGGCGAGAGCATTGAAGGCGTGTACACTTTGTACTCGGTATCATCGTGTTTTCTCGATTCGCTCGGGGTTACATTCCCGTCTCACCTTTACATTGTGCCAACGCCATGACGTGTGAACACTGGGCGACAAGAGGTGAAGCATTGGGCACGTGCGAAATCGGCGTCGTCAAAGGTCACATTACGGCGTTTACTTGCTCGGTTTGCGCTTCGTACTGCGGTCCGTCTCGCGGCTTAGGTGACACAGTGAAAAAAGTGACAAGCGCGGTTGGCGTTAAGCCTTGTCCCGGTTGCATTACTCGTATGATTGTGATGAATAAACGGTTCCCTTACCATGTTTGACGTAACTGAATCGCGGCGCCAACTGCTTGAATCAAAGACCGCGCGTCTCGCGGTGCTGTGGGAGATAGAGCGGGTTGACGGTACGATTTTTCGCTTTACCGATCACGACCGCGAGTTGGAGTTTGAGAGCGAAACGTTTTCGCCAGTCTCCGGGTTGTCTGCGTCTGCTCGACAGAAACAACCTGAGCTTCAAAGTCAAAACTTAGAAGCAGTAGGTGTGATCGATTCAAGTCTTATCACCCACGACGATCTACGAGCGGGCCGGTACCAAGACGCTAAAGTGACGGAGCGAATCGTTGACTGGTTTTATCCGTTCGCCGGCGCAATATTCACCGCTGTATACTGGATGGAATCCGCTACGTATACCGGCGCTCACTGGGAAGTTGCGCTCGCTGGTCTCACGCGTAGATTGCACCAACGTGTAGGCGATCTCTACAATCGTACATGCCGCTGGAGCCTCGGCAGCGCTGCCTGCGGCGTGACACTTTCGTCGTTCACCACCGCCTGCGTGGTCACTGTTGTGGATTCTTCGCGCTTGATCTTCCAGAGTGACAACGTTGCGCAGACGGATAACTACTACGATTACGGTCTTATCACCTGGACAGTCGGAGCGAACACTGGGTTAACGAGTGAGGTGAAAACTTACACACAGACCCTCGGCATATTTGAGCTTCAACTTAAGACGCCGTTCGACGTAGCAGTGGATGATGAGTTCTCAGTATGCGCGGGCTGCGATAAACTAGCCGCAACGTGCAAAACTAAGTTCTCTAACCTTGTGAACTTCGGAGGTTTCCCATTCATCCCAGGCAACGACAAGCTGTTGGAGACGCCGTGAGGTCTAAGATCGTAGAACTTGCGCAATCGTTCATCGGGACTCCTTTCGTGCATCAAGGTCGGGTGCCTGGGCACGGTCTCGATTGCGTTGGTATCCTTGCGATAATCGGGCAAGACCTCGGTCTTATGTCGTATGACGAAACGGTGTACCCACGGGAGCCCGATGGAAAGCGATTACGACTTGGTCTTGAGCAGCACTATATTCGCGTTTTGCTCGATGAAGTTCAACCGGGCGACATTCTGCTGTTCTGGATCGGTAGTAATCAGCGACCACAGCACGTAGGCATTCGTACACAGACCGGCCTTGTACACGCGCACTCTAGCTTGGGCCGAGTAGTTGAGCACGGGTTCTCCCCTCGATGGCAGCGACAAGTCGTAGCCGCTTACAAGTTCCCAGGAGTGGATTAAATGGCTACAGTAGTCCTCGGAGCAGTCGGTGGCGCAATCGGTGGCGCCGCGATAGGCACTACGATCGCCGGCATCGCGGTGGGCGCGGTGATCGGACAAGCTGTGGGCGCCGTGGTGGGCAACTACATCGATCAAGCGTATTTATTCCCGGCTCTATTCGGGCGGCCTAACAATGACGTATCAGGGCCGCGCCTAGACGACGTGCGCGTACAGACGGCGAGCGAAGGCAGCGCAGTCGTGACCTGTCTCGGCCCAGAAAACCGAACAGCGGGCACCGTCATCTGGTGCACCGATTTAGTTGAGCACAAGAAGACTCAAAAGTCAGGTGGGAAGGGTATGGGCGGCAGTTCGTCCAGCACGACGTACTGGTATTCGGTCAGCCTCGCAATTGGAGTCTGCAAGGGAGAAATAGCCGAGATCACAAAGATTTGGGCGGACTCGAAGCTCATATACGACGACGGAGACGATGATGATCGGTATGAGAGCTTGAGCATATACCTAGGAAGTGCAACCCAGACCGCTGATTCCGTGATTGAAGCGGAGGAAGGCGCCGGCAATGTCCCCGCGTTTCGCGGCTTAGCGTACATCGTCGTAGAAGCTCTCAAACTCGCGGACTTTGGAAATCGCATTCCACAGTTCTCATTTCTTGTGCGAGAGTCGGAGACCAAGACGCGAGCTTCAGCGATCACAGCTATCTGTGAACAGGCAGGTCTGGTTGAAGCAGAGTACGATACGACTGATGTGTCGGGCAACCTTCAAGGCTATTCCTACTCTGGCTTACAAGAAGCGAGTAAGCTGCTTGAGCCTCTGATGCTCGTATACGACATTTCCGCTCGCGAGTCAAATGGCATCTTGTACTTCTACGATCGAGATGAGGTCGAGACCATTTCTCCAGATGACACTGAGCTCGCTGTTCGTGCGTACGACGACGACAGCGTTTCGCGCCCGTTTACGCTCACTGACTTGTCTTCGTACAAGCTACCGCACGAAGTTACGGTTAGGCATCTCGACCCGGAGCGCGACTACCAGGCAGGCCTCCAACGGGAAGCCCGTGTGGATTGCGTGGGGCTAGAATCAGCGAACTTCGACATTCCTTTGACTCTAGACGCCGACATCGCTAGAGCGCTCGCGAAACGATTGCTCTGGACGACTTGGGCGCAGCGATTGAAGGCCGACTTTACTCTGCCTCGTCGCTATATTCACATAGAGGAAGGTGACTTGGTCGCCCTTACGTACGCTGACGAAACGTACACTGTGCGAGCTATGACAGTTGAGCGAGGTCTTAACTATGTTATGCACATTGAAGGTGTCGTCGAAGAGACACAGACTGCCACTGAAACTGCAGACGCGGATTCCCCGCCGGTGTGGACTCGCGTGGTTGATACTCTGCCTACGATCACACTTACGATTATCGACGTCGGGCCGCTTACTGACTCCGATGCGACCTCGGTTGGGTTCTACTACGCGGTAAGCCGACAGAGCACTACGCCTGACTGGCGAGGCGCCTCAGTGTACGACAGCGTGGATGATCTCTCGTTCTCTGACATTGGCTCAAGTGATAATGAAGCCACTGCCGGTGTCTGCGATACCACGCTGGCCGATGGGCCAGTCGGGTTTTGGGATCGAAAAAACACTCTTCGAGTCACACTGTACGACGGTACGTTGGAGTCGAAGACTTCGATCGAAGTACTGCGAGGCGAAAACCATGCGTATGTAGGCGATGAAGTGATCGGATACCAGACTGCTACTTTGATCTCTGGCACTACGTATGACTTGTCTATCCTACTGCGTGGCCGACGCGCGACCAACGATGCGACTGATGGGCACGGAGCGGCTGAGGCGTTCACCGCTCTTGCCGCCGGCAGCGTGCAGTGGTTGTCAAGCAGCCTCTCGTACAAAGGCGTCACGCGGTATTGGAAAGGAGTTGCAGTCGGCCAAGCATTGGCCGACGTGGCTTCGTTCAGTCAGGCTCTTAGCATGCGCTCCACTCAATGTTTTGCACCAGCTCACGTGACTGGGACGCGCGATGGGTCAAACAACTTGACCATTGATTGGGTCAGGGTTACTCGACTCCCGTACCGCATGTTCAGCGGTGACGTAGTGCCGCTCATCGAGCCTGTGGAAGAATACTTAGTGGAAATAATGGACGGAGCGACAGTTCTCCGTTCTACAACCGTCACCGCGGCGGTCACCTTGTCGTATACCGCGGCGCAGCAAACGGCTGATGGTGGCACACCCGGCGACGATGTCAATGTGCGAATCCGCCAGGTCTCTCAGGTGTACGGGTACGGTCGAACCATAGAGGAAACGATATGAGCAATCTTGATCTAACTGCCTTGGTGACTGGTCAAGCCGGCGGTGAAATAACCGTGAATGATGCGTTTAACCGGCTCGACGCTGCAGTGCTTTTGACGGTTAAAGACCGAGACCTCACCGCTCCTCCTGGCGGCGAGGCAGACGGAGACCGCTATCTAGTGGCGACTGGTGCAACTGGTGCTTGGTCGGGTCACGACGGTGAGATCGCTGCGTACTACGCGGGCTGGGTCTTCTTTACCGTGCTCGAGGGCTGGCGCATGTGGGTGGACGATGAGAACGTTCTGCTGGTCTACGATGGGAGCGCGTGGGTCAAGGTACAACTCGCGATGCAAACGGTCGAGACCGGGATCACCGCGAGCACTACGCAGTCGCAGGGCCAGCAGCCGCTGACGAAGGAGATCAGCCATGTTGCGACCGTCGCCAACGCGAATGATGTGGTCACCCTTCCCGTGGCGGCCGCTGGCAAGGTTGTCTCGGTCCTTAATCGCGGCGCAAACACGCTCCAGATTTTTCCGGCGTCGGGCGATGACATCGACGACGGGTCCACGGACGCGAGCACCACGCTGGCTACGCTGAAGTACGCGATCTTCTTTGCCGTCGACGCGACGAGCTGGTATAAGCATGTCGGAGCTTGAGCTGGTTGAGACAGACGACCTCGTGCGAGAACTCGATCAACGATGCGAGCATGCTGTCGTGATCATGCAGAAACGTGCGAAGGTCGGAGATGAGCGAGTCCTCTCGATTCTATACACGGTCGAGGAGGCCGAGGCCTCCCGCGTATGCCGCTTGGCAGCCGATAGAATCGACGCCGACGCGGAAGTCGACTAGCCAGCCGATCCGGGGCGGCGGCCCGCAGCGGCCGCGTATGGACCCCGATAAACCCGGTGCATGTCACGACTTAGAGGCGTTTTTCTCGCATAGACTACGTCGCTAAGTGCCTGAAAACACTATAGTTAGCTCAAGCGGCCTCGCCTTCGGGAGCCGGGGAAGCCGCGGGTATAGCCTCTATAACTTGTGATTTCGCCGAGACTTAAACAGCTATGGACAGCCGGGGCCTGTTTGGTCGATAATACAGCTATGAGTTTTGGATTGACCAACACGGCCGCTTGCTCCCGGGGCGTTGATCGTGTAGCCGCTAGCCTTGCGATTCTGGGCGCTTGGCGGGGCGGGCCAGTCGGGTCGAATTGACAAGTTAGCCGACGAGCGAAAGGCGAGCGAGCTGGAGCCGGAGCACCGGCGCACGAATGCTGGTTCGCGGCGTTGCCGATGGCCGAGAGGCGGGAGGCGTAAAGCGCACGCAGCAGACTCGACTGAGTAGCGAAGCGGACGGACATGCACCTGTTCTCCTACCAAATCGAAACGGGCCGCAAGGCCCGTCGTCGGGAGATGAGCTACCCGGCCTGATGATGACAGCTCGCTCTACCGCGATCGGCGAGCATCGCGGCGGAATACACTCGCTCGCAAAAGGACAACAGTCATGTCGAAGAAGAGCAAAGCTACTGTGGCCAAGAAGGCTGAGACCAAGAACGATGACCGAGCCGTCAAGGTCGAGTTGTCGATTGCCGCATTCCGCAAGGCATGCGACGACTTGATCAGTGAACTCGGGGCCGCACTCAAGAAGGGTGTGGACACCAACGCGGCCCTGAAGCGCGTCGGCGCCGTGAAGGAGTTCGCCGGCAAGCTCCAGGATCAGGTAGACAAGAAGGTTGTCCGCCTGAACACCGCGGCTGAGCACGAGGCGAAGAAGGCCGAGCGCGAGGCGAAGAAGGCCGAGCGCGAGAAGATACGCGGGGCGAAGAAGGCCGAGAAGGTCAAGCGCGCGAAGGATCGGATGCGCGACCTCAAGCAGCAGCTCGTCGACGCGGGTCTCACCCAGACGGAGATCGCGGAGCTGATCAAGAAGTAAACTCGGCGAAACGGGCCTTCGGGCCCGTCGTCGCGAGCATCGAGCACTCGCGGCCTGATGAGCCAGCTCGAACGAAAGGATGACAGCATGTCAACGATCGAGAGCACCAAGTGGGTCGAGGAGCTCAGGACGCCGCACTTATTCTCCGCGGCAGTCGAGAGAGTTCTCGGCACGGGCAAGTGGCTGAACAAGTTTACGACGTTCGTGGCCCGTGCCAACCCGATCAAGGTCAGCCATCGCCTTCGCGACGGCAACGCTCGTGCCGCGAGCGTGTACCTGCAGCAGGTGCGGATGCACCTAACGATCCAGCTCGAGGCCGTGAACAACGGTCTCGCACTCCTCGAGGAGTGGGAGAAGCGCGAGCAGTGAAGCGAAACGCCCTTCGGGGCGTCGTCGGCCCTTGGGCGAGGCCGACCTGATGAGCAGCCCGACGAAAGGAGCATAGAACATGGTGTTAGTCACAGACAAGAGCGTAGTAGACTGGCAGACCGCGCGGCTTGGAGTCGTGGAAGCGTCGGACTTGGAGTGGCCGCCTGGTTATTTCCCGACGACGTTCAAGGTGGACGGCTACGTGATGCGTAAGTGCCACCGCATCTACTACGCGGGAAGCAACGAGGTCGCTGGCTGGGCCTACAACTGCCACTCCAGCAACAAGATCGTGCACGTCCTCAATGACTAGCGTCGAAACGGGCCGCGGGGCCCGTCCGCCCGCCGTGGCCTAGCGGGCGCTGACGAGACAGGCCGACAGAAAGGAGACAGTCATGAAGCGCATCGATGACGAGGCGCTCAGGATTAACCTGAAGATCGCGAGAGCGAGAGTCAGGAATCTTGAGCGGGATGCGGATGACTCGCTGCTGGAACGCCGCTTGGCGGCCCAGGACGAGATCATCGCCGCAGCCGTAGCGAAGAAGGAGGCCATGGTGGCCGCCAACGCTACGGCGAAACAGCAACTCCCCGAGGTCCGCGAGGCTCTCAAGGCGTTGCAGGTTAAGGCCGCAGCCCCGACGATCGACGAGATCAAGCGCCTGGCGGCGCAGATCGGGGGTGCGTGATGGCAAGGACGGTGAACAGATTGCTAGAGAGGCTCCTCATGCGCAACGAGCAGGCGGACGACTCGCCTAAGCTCACGGACGAGGAGATCGTTACGATTGTACAGTCCCACTACCCCGACTCCTCCGTGCGGTCGCCGGCGAAGGTCGCTCGGCGACGCAAGCAGTTCAACGAGGGCTCGGGCGCGTGGAAGCGCGTCGGCTCTGCACGCGAGCGGGGACTCCGCATGTCGTACGCGTACGATAGCGAGGGCAACAAGCTCCCCGGCGAGGTGACTGTCAGCATCGAGGACGTTGGCGAGAAGAAAGCCTACGTGGACGAGGCCGACATCAAGCGACTCGCGAGACAGGTGTTCGACGAGTTGAACGTCGAGGACGAGGACGCGATCACGACGGAGGACGACGTTCGCGCCATCGTGCGAGATGAGGTCGGCAAGAAGCCGAACATCACCGTGGTCGTGCAGCAGCGCGACTCCAAGGTTGAGCTCGACGGCGAGACGCTTCACAAGAGCTTTCGTGAGTCCATGCTCAAGGTATCCGCGGGGCTACCGCTTCTACTCGTGGGTCCATCGGGCTCCGGGAAGACGTTTCTCGCAGCTCAACTCGCGAAGGCCCTCGAGCTTCCGTTCACGTTCAACTCCATGAGTGAGGGCGTGAGCGAGTCGGTTCTTCTGGGTCGCACGCTGCCAGACGAGGACGGTAACTGGAAGTATGCGCCGTCTCCGTTCGTGCACACGTACACGAGCGGCGGCGTGCACTTGCTCGATGAGATCGACGGCTCCGACCCGAATCTGCTCGTGCAAGTCAACGCTGCGATCGCAAATCGCAAGCTGTCCATTCCGTTCGCTCGACCCGAGCCATACGAGCAGCACCCCGACTGCGTCATCATCGCGGCGGCGAACACGTACGGCCACGGGGCCGATCGCGTGTACGTCGGTCGCAATCGTCTCGACGCGGCGACGCTGAATCGGTTCACGATGGGCACCGTGACCGTGGACTTCGACCAGGATCTCGAGCGTGCGATCGTCGAGGCCATTCTGGACGATGAGGCGACCGCGGGGCAGTGGCTCGCGTGGTGCTGGGGCGTGCGTATGCGGATCGCGGAAGCGAAGCTACAGCGACTCATGTCCACTCGCAACGTAGAGGACGGCGCCAAGCTACTCAAAGCCGGTGCCGACTTCGCGCTCGTGAAGAGCACGTTTTTCGAGGGCTGGTCCGCCGACGAGCAGCGCAGAATCAGAGGTGACGCATGAAGCCCACGAGAACAAACGACATCGACGTGGTGACGTTCGACTCGCTCAGCGCGCTGTTCGAGTACGCGTGCAAGGGCGAGGCGAACACACCGTACGGGGCTCACGAGGCAAGCCGCCACTTGCACGATCGCGCGAACAAGTTCTACAACTACATGACCCTCGGCGACCTCGAGTCGCACCTGCAGCGCGGCAACGCGCGAGTACGCGATGCCATCGAGGCGGTGCGCGAGCGGATCGAGGGGCAGATCCAGCCGCCCGAGCGCAAGCGACGCAAGCTGCGCCGGCGATTGGAGGACGGCGATGAGCTAGAGTCCGAGGCCTGGCTTCGGCGTGATCCTCAGGGCTGGAGCGGCCTTACTCGCGTATTTCGCGAGAAGACACTCGTGCGCATCGCGGTTAACTCAGTCACGATCCACTTCGAGTCACCGGAGAACCTGGTCTATAGAGGAGCCGCCGCGGTGGTCCTCGCCGACGTTCTGGGTTCGATGGGCGTCGCGGTTGAGATCACGACGTTCTGGTCGGTGGCTCGACTCTGGGACGGTAATTCATCCTTCGTGCAGGAACTCGTGGTCAAGCAACCCGACGAGCCGCTGAACATCGAGGCGGTTGCCGAGGCCTGCGCCGAGGTCGGGTTCATTCGACGCATTACGCACGCCGCGGTCGATCGCGTGGTGCCCAAGCCCGCGAATCCAGGCCTCGGTAGCGTGCGTAAGTTACCCGAGCCTATGCGACGTGGGTACGACGTGCTCATCGACACCGACGTTAGGACGCTCGCGGGTGCCACCGAGGTGGTGCTCGCCCAACTCGAAAGGACAGAGCAATGAAGATAGGATTCACGGGAACTCGCGCCGGCATGACGCAGGCGCAGCGGGACACCGTAGATCGACTTCTTTGTGGCTTGCAGGACATCGTGGGCGTTCACCACGGTGATTGCATCGGAGCTGATGCTGAGTTCCATGCGTTAGCCCGCTCACATGGGCTCGCCGTAGTCTTACACCCACCGACTGACAGCAAGTTACGCGCTCGGTGTGATGGCGATATCATTCGACAGCCAAAGCAATATCTCGTTCGCAACAAAGACATCGCGTTGGAGACGGACTTGCTGATCGCAACCCCCAGGGGCTACGAAGAAACACGGCGATCTGGCACGTGGGCGACCGTTCGGATGGCGAGACGTACGCTGACACACATCATCATTGTCTTTCGAGATGGCAGCATTCGCCAAGAAGGGAGGCCGACGCGATGCAACTCCACACGATAGGCGTGAAAGGTAATCGAGGTCTCTTTCACATGTTCTTTCACAGAGCCAAGTTCTCCATTACCATGGAGATGCCCGATGGCCTGTGGGCGACATGGGAGTGGGAGTGGCCTGAGGACCCGGGCATCGACGGCGCCGCTGCGAGAGCCATGGCGGCCGTACAGGCATACTGCGTCATCGAGGACGTGCATCCGAACGAGGCCGACCGTGAAAAGGTTACTAGCTTTCGTCGCACGATCCATAAGTTTGCGGCGACTACGAAAGGAGAAATGCTATGAGAACTTTCGAGCTTAAAGGGAAGACGTTCGAGTCTGATCTTTCGTTCGAGATGGCACAAGAGGTCATGCGCGGCAGGATCAGCACCGGCGACCTCGTTCGCGGTGAGTTCGTAGACAAGCTCGCGAGCGCCGAGCGCTTGAGCCCCAAGCAAGAGCCGTGGCTGCACTGGTTCGCGAACGGCTTCGACAAGAAGGACGCGGTCACGGCCGACCTGCGACGAGTATTTAAGATGCTCGACGAGGCTCGGCGGTGCGGCATCAAGCACCCCGCGATTCGCGTGCAGCTCGGAGACTCAGTCGTTAAGCTCACGCTCGCCGGCGAGCGCTCGAGGTTTCCGGGCGCGATCAACGCGGTGCGAACCGAGGATCGCTCGTGGATGGGCCGAGTTCTGCGCAGCGGTGAGGTGCATATTCGCGACGAGTCACTGCTCGACAAGCTCAAGCTTCTGGCCTCCGACCCGGTGAACACCTGTCGACTCTATGGTCGTCGGCTCAACCACTGCTGCTTTTGCGGGAGAGAGCTTGAGAACCACGTCAGCGTGGAGCTCGGCTACGGGCCGGTCTGTGCGAAGCACTACGGCCTGCCGCACGACGAAGCTGCGTACGAGGAATCGAAGTTCGCTACTATCGACGAGGACATCGAGCGTGTTCTCGCAGAAAGGAAAAAGGTATGAAGCTGCTACTACACGACACTCGACCTGAGCACGGGCTCACTTGCGCGCAGTGGGATATGATAGAGTATCTCGCTGCTCGCGAGCGTCAACTCGGTGCGCATACGGCATTAGTAGACGGACCAAGCTGCGTGGAACTCATTGACTTGGCGAAAAGCGCGGGCTTTACGCGTATTCACTTCAGACTCGACGCAAAAGCGAAATACGACGTAGCCGTCGTGGCTGGTGAGTCGTTTACACCACCGATTGAAGCGCGAACGATGCTCGTGCGCGATAACGGAGAAGTTGTACGGGTGGACAAGTAACTCAAACTTTGGTATAATAGTGCTTACACGAAAGGACAACAGAACCATGTCTCAGGCTCTTATCGACACAGACATTGAGCCGCTGTGCCCCGAGACGAAGAAGTTGCTGGAGCCCGTAGCGTTTCAGCCCAACGATCGTCTCGACGTGTCGCTTACCGCGGACGGCAAGGCGTTCGACGTCACCGCATACGCGCTCACTGAACAGGGCAACAGGTGGCCCGCGAGTTGGAACGCTCAGCGACGCTGGGTACAGCGTATCCCCGAGCGGCGTGAGACCGGCAACGGGCGGTGGACACTCAAGTGCACCGACTTTGCGGCACTCATGATCCACGCGCTATGGCCTGCGGATCGCGTGACGTTCACGCCCGACGCTCGGCTCACGTATGAGTACCTGCTGCTGCGTTTTCTGCAACAGTCTCTTCTCGCCCAACAGAAGGCCGACTTTAAGATCAACGGAGTCGTGCCGGAGACGCCGGAGTCATACGCGACTCACCCAGCCCTCCCACTGGCGCCATATCAGGACACGGCTTGCGTTACAGCCATCGGCGCCGAAGGCTCGGCCCTCTTTATGGAGCAAGGTACGGGCAAGACTCCGATTGTCATTCAGCGCATCATGCACGAGGCAGCGTTGAAGAAAGGCCCGCAGCTCTACACTGCAGTAGTCGTGTGCCCTAAGAACGTGCGGTCTAACTGGGCAGCCGAACTCGAGCGTTTCGCGACAGTACCTGGTCAGTGCGTCGTGCTGCGTGGCAGTGCGTTGCACCGGATCAAGCTGCTGATCGAAGTGATGGAACCGAGTAACGGCGCGAAGTGGGCCGTTGTCATCTGCTCCTATGAAACAGTCAAGCGCTCGTGGAACGCGATGCGAATGATCGAGTGGGACCTAGCGGTGGCCGACGAGTCACATTACATCAAGTCACCACGAGCGAAGCGCACGGCTGCGCTGATGAAGCTCAGGGATCACTCGAAAGCGCGAATGATTCTCACCGGAACTCCGGTCGCGAACAACGTTCTTGATCTCTATTCGCAACTTGAGTTCCTCGGACAGGGCCTGTCCGGGTTTTCAACAGACAAGACGTTTCGCGAGTATTACAACAGATGGTCAAAGCGCGATGAGCACGGTCGGCGTGTCTCAATCGGCTACCAGAATCTACCGATCTTGCAGGAGCGTCTCGCGCGCCTCGCTTTCATAGCGAGCAAGAAGGAGGTGCTGCCCGACCTACCGAAGCAAACTTGGGGCCTACGGGAAGTCTCGATGGGTCCGCGACAGGCTGAGTACTACGAGAAGGTACGACACGAGCTCGCGGTTGAGATCGAGGCCGACCTCAAGGAAGCGGAGCAGCAGGGCAAGGACATTCGTCTCACCGTGACGAACATCCTGACGAAACTGCTGCGGCTCTCGCAGATCACCGCGGGTTTCATCGTGTCAGACAACGTGTACTCTGAGGACGGTGATCTTGAGCACGGCGGCTCGGACCGCATCCATTACTTCAAGGCTAACCCGAAGCTCGACGCGCTCGTGCAGTTCCGCCGAGAGCTTCCAGTAGAGGAGAAGCTTATCGTTTGGTGCTGCTGGGTGCCGGCGATCAAGCAGATCGAACAGCGTTTTCGCGACGAGGGCGTCGAGTGCGTCGCGTACTACGGCAAGACGAAGGACACAGACCGCGATGAGCACGTTCGCCGCTTCAACGAAGACCCCGACGTAAAAGTCTTCGTGGGTAACCCAGCTGCCGGCGGGCAGGGCCTTAATCTCCCGGGGTACGTGCCGGACCGAGAAGGCACGTCCGAGGACCACGGATGCAACGCGTCACAGACCGTGTTCTATGCCTGTGACTGGTCGATGATCAAGCGCTCGCAGGCCGAGGGACGCAACCACGGAAAGGGCCGCTGCCGTGTTCCGGTGCACTATAACGATCTCGTGGTGCCCGGGACCATAGACGTAGAGATCAGAAAGCGCGTCTTGAGTAAGCAGGACGCCGCCGCGTCGGTGCAGGATATTCGCAACATCCTGCAGCGCCTCGTGGACACTGACCTAGAGGAAGACTGATGGTCCGAGCGTTTCTCATAGAACGTCCACGTCGTGATCTCGACTTGTCTGGTCTCGACGTGTTCGGCACGGCTGACGTGTTGTTTGAGGAAGACACGCGTAGACCTAGCGTCTTTAATGCCGAAGGCTACGTCGCAGCCGTGGTGGCAGCGCTCGATCGCCATCAGTTTAATCCACGAGAAGATTTCTTCGTATTGACGGGCTCAGCGCTAACACTGGCTCTGGGTCTCGTCGCGGCGATGCGGTATATTCAGCCTGATGATCTACGAGTACTCGCTTGGAATGCCCAGACGTGCGAATACGTCGAGATGCAACTGAAAGGACGAGAACCGTGCACGCTGCCCTCATCGAACTCATCGAACTCCTCGCGGAACAGAAGCGATCATACCAGCGAACCTACGAGCTGATCACTCGCATACGCGAGAAGGACGTCGTCGGCGCTCTGTCGCAAGGTGAAAGAGTGGACGCGGCCTATGTGCTCAAGCGACTCGCGGAAGCCCTGGACGACCAGCGAAAAGAAGCCGAGGCCTCAAAGGATACTCTGATCCGCGTCGCTGACGCTGTGTATGTGCAAGAGAACATCAACGCTGTTGATCCCAAAAACAACGTAAAGGGCCGCATCGCGACGGGTACGCCCGACATCAAGGAAGGCGCGTCGCTACCCTCTCGCAAGAGGAACCCCGAACAATTCGCGCAGTTGATGGCGGCCCTCGGTGTGCGCGATGACATGCTCGAGGCCGGAGTCCTGCGACCGCACTGGCCTTCGCTCGTGGAGTATCTGACCATGCGAGCGGCCGAGGGTCACCCGCCACTGGCGGGCATCGACCCGGCTCAGACCTATCCGGTCTATAAGATGACCCTTCGCGAGCACCACGATCCGCTGGACGTGCTCGAGCAAGAGAAAGGAGGCGCTCAATAGTACACCTCGTGTAGTACCAATGCACAACTGTTAGACAGGAGAACTCAAAGATGGCAAAGAAGAAAGACGCGAGCACGGACATCGTGCACGTGCAACCTGAGATGAAACTGCCGGACTTCCTCGGCGGCCAAGAGGTTCAAGGCCTCGAGGATCTGGCGCAGTTCGTTGAACCGCCGATACTGAAGGTGGTTCAGAAGCAGTCGAGCGATGACATCACGTCGACTTTCGAGGCCGGCGACGTCATCGTTCTCCCCACGCGGTCGCTCATCGCGCCGCACGAGGACGGGCCCAACCCGTTCTTGTTTGTCCCTATCTTCTTCTTCCCGGAGTGGTGCACGTGGACTCCGCAGGAGCTCCGCGGGCAGGTGCCGGCAATCATCGGTCGGAGTCACGATCGCAACGGCGTAATCGCGGTGAAGTCCGCGAACCCCGACACTCGCTACGAGGATGTAGAATACGAGGGACGAATGATCCAGGTGCGGCACGTTCAGCACTTGAACTTCATGGTCACGCTCTACAACCACCCACTCGCTGGTGAGCCGATGATCATGTCGTTCGCTCGCGGTGAGCACCGCAGCGGTACTCGCCTCGCGAGTCTCATCAAGGCTCGCAAGGCCCCGATCTACGCCTGCGTGTTCCAGGCGCAGGTCGGCACCGAGCCGAGGAAGAACAACAAGGGCTCGTGGTTCGGGCTCGACGTCACGAACCCGACGGTCGAGGGTGTCACACCTTGGGTGGGAGAGGAAGAGTTTGAGGCACTCAAGGAGCAGTTCGATGAGGTCTCGAAGGTCTTCCAGGACGGTCGTATTCGCGTCGCTCACGGTGACGCCGACGAAACGCCCGAGGACGAGGCCGAGACACCGGAGTCCGGTGAGTTCTGAACACGCGGCGACTCAAACCGAAAGGGGCGAGTCGCTCTTATCTTATGGCGAGCGGGTGCATGGGACGCACGGAAGTACTCTCAAACATCAGCGTGACAGCTGAACTCGAGCGGCTTGGCTGGGACTTTGCTTTTGTGGGCGATGACGAGGTCAAGTGTCGCTGCCCCTCACCCACCCATGGCGACGAGCACGCCTCACTGTCGTTCAACATTGAAAAGCGAGTCGGTGGTTGTCACGTCGCGAGCTGCGGCTGGAGCGGTGACATCGTCTCGTTCATCGCGGTCGTGCTCAAGACGACGAGGTCTGCCGTTCTCGCTGATCTCTCTACTCGCTACGAACTCGGGGGCGCTGAAAAAACTGTCTCGTCACGCACGATCGAGCAATGGCACGGCGCGCTTAAGACGGCCAAGCCGCTGCTGCGAGAGCTCAAGAAACGCGGTGTAACACCTGCGATTATGCGAGAACGACGACTCGGGTGTAACGCGGGTCGCGTGATGATCCCCGTGTACAATGAGTCGGGGCAAGTCATCAACGTTCGCAAGTACATGCCCGGCGCTCCCGGGAGCGACAAGGTTCGCAACATGCGAGGTCGCGGGAAGATTCGTCTCTACCCCGTCGATCAACTCAAGTATGAAGACATCGTGGTGTGCGGCGGGGAAATCAAGGCCATCGTAGCGGCCTCCGTTCTCAACGCGCACGAAGTCGGTGCTATCACGGCGACTGCCGGCGAAGGCAAGTGGTCATCTGCATTTACGCCACTGTTCGCAGATAAGCGCATTTGGGTATGCATGGACGTCGACGAGCCGGGACGCCGAGCGGCCGAGTTGCTCGCGGCTCAGCTTAAGGCTGTTGCTCAACGCGTCGCGATCCTTGAGCTGCCCCTCGATCCAGAGCATTTTCCCACGGGAGACCTCAACGATTACTTGGGCCCCGCGATTGGTGCGACGGGCGATGATCTCATGAGTCTCATCGAGGCTGCGCCTCCTTGGGAACTCAAGATCAAGACTCTTGATGACAACGAGACCGCCACGAGCGTAGAGATCAACGACGTGACCAAGGCAGAACACGCCGGGAAGCGAATTAGCGTGTCGGCCCTTGTCACTGCGATCGACAGCAATCCTTACCTGGTGCCCAAGCTCGTGGACTGCGAGTGTGAACGCGATCAGCCGCTCTGTGCACTCTGTCCAGTCTTCGCGGCACCAGCCGATGAGAAGACAGGCCTCACTGCTCTCGAGGTACCGTGCGAATCGCCGGCGATCGTCTCGATGGTGAACGCGGGTCTCGATGCGCAGCGGGAAGCTCTGCGGGACGGTCTCAAGATCCCCGCGTGTAAGACCGTTCAGTTCACTGTCAAGTCGCACTATAACGTGGAGGACCTGCGTCTCGCTCCGGACCTCGACGTTGAGGCGAATCGCGTGGATGAGCGTCTTCTTCCTACGCTCGCTATATCGCATGGCATCGAGGGGAATACGCTGTATCGCTTCGAGGGGCGAGTGTACCCGCATCCTCGGTCACAACGCGCCTTGTTCCTCGCGTCTAAGTGGCAGCCGGAGCGAGACGCGCTCGGTCTCTATGAGCCGTCCGACGCTGAGCTTGAGGAGCTCACGCTTTTTCAGCCGACAGAGTGGACGCTCGGTGGTCTGACACGCCAGCTCGATGCGATCTACGACGATCTAGAGGCCAACGTCACGCGCATCTTCAAGCGACGAGACATGCACCTCATCGTCGATCTCGCATACCACTCGCCGTTGATCTTGAACTTCGATCATCGATCAGTCAAGGGCTGGGCAGAAGTGCTCATTGTCGGTGACTCAGCGCAGGGCAAGTCTGAGACTACGATCGGTCTCCAGCGACACTACGGCCTAGGTGAGAAGGTGGAGTCGAAGAACGCCAGTGTAGCCGGTCTACTCGGCGGCTTACAGCAGCTCGGCGGACGGTGGTTCGTGACATGGGGAAAGATACCGCTCAATGATCGACGCCTGGTGATCCTCGAGGAACTCAAGGGCGCGAACCACGAGACTATCAGCAAGCTCACTGACATGCGCAGCTCCGGCATCGCTGAGCTCGATAAGATTGAGAAGCGCCGCACGACAGCACGCACTCGCCTCGTAGCTCTCTCGAATCCTCGAAGCAACCAGCCGCTCGCGTCGTACAATTATGGCGTCGATGCAGTGCGAGAGCTCATCGGATCACCGGAGGACGTGCGGCGTTTTGACGCGTGCCTCGTCGTAGCGGCGGGAGACATATCGGCGTCTGAGCTCAATAAGCTGACGCGAATGCGCCCGAAGATAAAGCGAACGTTCACGAGCAAGCTCTGTCGGCGATGCGTGCTGTGGGCGTGGTCACGCAAGACAGAAGAGATAGAGTTCACAGAAGCGGCGACGGAAGCGACGCTGTCGGCCGCCTCACGACTCTGCGAGCGCTATAACGAGACGATCCCGATCGTCGATCGAGGCTCGATGCGACACAAGCTCGCTCGGCTGTCGGCCGCGCTCGCGGCTCGTACGTTTTCGTGTGGTCCGACGCGCCGGGTAATCGTCGTGCGTCCGTGTCACGTCGAGTATATCGTTCAGTTTCTCGAGCGTGCGTACGGCAACGCCACCTGCGGCTATCTCGCGTTTAGCGACGCTTACAGGAGCGCCCGCACGCTGCTCGATCCCGACAAACTGAGATCGAAGCTCGCGGCTCTGCCGTTCCCGCAGGACTTCGTGGCTCACATGCTGCACGCGACAGAGATCGACCTCAGAGACCTATGCGATTGGTGCGGCTGGGAGCGGGGTGAGGCGCTCGAGCTCCTGAGTTTCTTCGTGCGTAAGCACGCGCTCGTACGCGACGATCGATCGTATCGAAAGACGCCTGAGTTCATTGAGTTACTCAAGCGGGCCCAGGGTGACCCGGAGATCGTGAGACCAAAGCACCTCGGTGATCCCGACGAGGAGGACTTCTAGTGGCGAAATACGGATTCATGCAGTTGCCGAGCGCGCCTCCGCTCGACTGGACGGAGAGCTATCCGCTGTGGACGCGGATGAACATCGAGACGCACTCACGGTGCAATCGACGATGTCGCTTCTGCCCGCAGTATCACGGACGCCGCGAGGGCGACGTCGTCATGCGAAAGCCTCTGTTCACGACGATCTGCGATGAGTTGAAGACACTAGGTTTCGCAGGCGTTATCGAGATGTTCCTCCTCGACGAGCCGCTTATCAACCCGGAGTACGCGTGGTTCATCGAGACAGCTCGAGCGTTCTTGCCTCGAGTGACGCTTTATACCTCGACGAACGCCGACGTGTTGTTGGCCCTCGACGAAGACAAGGCGATCGCGCGACTCAACGCACTCTACACTCGCGGTTTGAACGTAGTGAATCTCAACGTGTATGACCGCGGAGAAGACAGGCTGCTCACGACCGAGAAGTTCATGGACGCGGTTGTAGCCGCGGGTGTAGCTGAGGAGACGAGTTACGCGGGCAAGTACCGAAAGCATAGTCCGAAGAAGCGACTCATCACGATTACCGATATGCGACTCGAGCGCGACACGTGCTCAGTAACAGCGAGCGTAAATAATCGCTCAACCGAGGATCGAAAAACCCGCCTCGCGCATCGATGGTTCTGCGCGCGACCGATGCGTCATCTTGTCGTGCGATACGATGGCCTTGTGCCGATCTGCTGTGTCGTCGACGCGACAGACGACGATTCGGTGTACGCCGGCGACGCGAACGATCAGTCTCTTCATTCGATCTGGAACAGCAAGGTGTACGCGATCTATCGGTACTTCCTGCAAAGCAAGCGACGCGTGCTGCCGGAGTGCGACACGTGCAATCACAAGCACGCGTTCATGCACGTTCATCGAAAGATTCGTGTGCCGAACGAGGTTGCAGTAGGGTGGGAGGAGAAGCTTCGTGCGTACGAAGCCGGAGACAAACGAGCCTTTACAGGAGTCATCCCGTGAACGAACAAGAACAGGTAGAACAGTTTCACCGCAAGCACGGGTTCGATGTAGGCGTCGAGATGATCGACCCGCGGCTAACGATCGGCTATCTCGAGGCAGTTCAGGCCGAGCTCATCATGGCCTCGAGGACACTTTACGCGATCTCGCAGCTCTGGGAGAATGGCACGACCAATCGTACGATCGACAACCATCCCGGCGAGACGCACGACCCTCGACTCATGCGCGCGCATCTGATCGTCGAGGAGGTGAGCGAGCTCCTTCTCGCTATGGCCGAGGAGGACGAGGTCGAGGTTCTCGACGCGCTGACCGATCTGCTCTATGTTACGTACGGCAGCGGCGTCGCGTTCGATCTGCCACTCCATGAGGCGTTCGCGGAGGTGCAGCGGAGCAACATGACAAAGGCCGTGGGCGCTGGCGGTGACAAGGACATGCGCTGTCGCAATAAGGGCGATAGCTACGAGCCGCCTACTCTCGGTCGCATCTTGGAGAAGCATCGTGTGGATCAGAGAGATGGGCGTAAACGACCGAACGCTGATAGTAGGCGCTGAGACTGAGCGCCCCTATTGCATCGTTCGAGTTCTCAGACTCAGGGAAGACCTCGCGAACCGAAGCGTCGTACTGTGGCTCTCACTGACGCGCGAAGAGGTCGTTCTCCGAGTCGGAGAGACGGTGACCCGCGATCTCAACCGCGTCGAGTACGCGTTGACGATGAAAGGCTTTCGCAATCGCAGAGCCATACTGGCCTTCGACGGGCCTCTTGCTATTCGCTTTAAGCCCCTAGAGAAACGAAGGACTCCTCGATGAAAGCACTCGGATGTCACGTGTTCGCCGGTGGTTTTACCGCAGGCGTGCAGAGCGCGATGCCCTGCGACATGCAACTCGAGGTTCACGGTCTCGGCGTCGATACGGCGCCCGTGAATCACTTTGTCTGCTGTGACGCAGATGAGTGGCCCGAACCTCCGACAGGCACCGCATTGCTGTTCGGGAATCCCCGATGTACGGGCTTCTCGTGTCTATCCGGTGGTTGCGAAAAGGGTCACGGTCCGTGGAGCCATCAGACCATCGACATTCATCAATTCATGGCGTACGGCACGGAGCACGGTGTTCCCGTGCTCTGCTGGGAGTCAGTACAGCAAGCTTACACCGTGGGCCGACCACTGCTCGACTATCTCGTCGAAAAGTACTGTCGACCTAACGGCTACCGCGTAGCTCACGTCTTTCTCAATGCGGCGTCATTCGGTAACGCGCAGGATCGCAAGCGATACTTCTTCGTCGCCTATCCGCGCGGCAAGCGCTTCAACCTGAGCGCGCCGCCGCTCGTCGAAAGACGTACGACTGTCGCGGACGTTATTTGTACGCCTGAGTTCGAGCAGTATAAAACGCGGCCGGCGAACTTGCACTCGCTCGACTATGACGCTGATTGTTGGCATCGACGGTCACCCACGGAGATGGAGATCATTCGACGACTTCCACAGAGCTTCGACTTCAACAAGTTCGCAGACTGGTGCCTCGACGAGATGCCAGATCGTTATGCACGCAAGTGGATGCGACGAACGTCGAAGCTGCCCTTCTCGTTGCACTCACCGTTTCGCCTGGCGCCTGAGGTCGCGTGCCCTGTCATCAGCTCGAGCGCTATCCGATACGTTCATCCGTGGGAGGATCGCTGTCTCACTGTACGCGAGGTGGCGAGACTCATGGGCTGGCCGCCTGACATGTTGCCCAAGGGCGACCACCCCATCGGTCAGATCGGAAAAGGAGTCGTACCGATTATCGGCGACTGGATCGCGCGACAGGTCATCAAGTGCCTCAAGGATGAGTGGGGCACAGACGATTGGGAGACCTCGTATGACGCGCGCAAACGACGATGGGTAGGTACGTGGCTCAAAGATGAACCGCTCGAGAAGACCATGAACGTTACGAAATACGCACCACCAAGACTAAGCAAGAGGAGCCCCGATGAATACCTATCCGAACGCGACGGCCGCTTGGAAGGGCGCGCTCAGTGATATCTTGACTCACGGCAGGCGCCGTGAATCGAGGGCCGGTGACTCGATCGAGATGCTCGGCTATCAATTTCGCATTCAGAACCCGCAGGACAACGTCGTCGAGTGCGAGAGGCGTAAACTCTCGGCCGCCTACGCTGTCGCAGAGATGATCTGGTACCTCAGCGGCGAAAGCCGTATCGACCGCATCGTTCACTATGCGCCGCAGTACGAGAAATTCGCCGAGGGTGGACTTGCGCACGGAGCCTATGGGTATCGCTGGCGCTACGACTCTCATTATTGTAACGCGCGCAAACGATCGGGCCTTGAGCTTGAGGTGGGCGACGCGACACAGCTAGAGTTCGCAGCCAAGCTGCTCAGTCGCAAGCCTGAGACGCGCCAGTGCATTGTTACAATGTGGAACGCCGGTGATCTCGTGTGGGCTCTTCATGGCTCCAAGAAAGACATTCCATGCACCTTATCTCTGCAGTTCTTGCTCGACGACAAGCTGCACCTCATCACCACGATGCGCTCGAATGACGCGTGGCTCGGCGTGCCGTACGACGTGTACGCGTTCACGTGCCTGCAGCGACTCATCGCGGACTCAGTAGGTGTAGAGATAGGTGAGTACGTACATCAGTCGGGCTCGATGCACTTGTACCAGCGCAACGTCGAGGCGGCTGTCGAGGCTGTCGCCGAGCCTCTTCAGCGCCCGAGCACAGTCGTCGATGACCCGTACGTACCGAGTGAGCAGTCGCTTCGACGCATATGTACTCTCGTCTGCCGAGCAGAAACGTTGATTCGAGAAGGCGATCCGCACGCGCTGACTGACGCGTGCCGCTTACTCGGGCGGAATACGATGGCCGCGGACTGGCTACACGTCATCGGCGCCAAGCACGACCTATACGCGGTAGAGGGGATTTGGCATCCGAGTCTGAGGAACGTAACAGAACAGGAGGTCTCAAGATGATCGTAGTAGAGGGCACCGATCTACTTGGTAAGACGACGCTCTGCCACGAGCTCGTCAAGCGTCTCAACGCTGCAGAGATGCCGCATATCTATCAGCACTTCTCGAAGCTGCCCGAGTGCTTCGACTGGGCGGCGCACTACTTTCCGTTTATGACTCGAATGGTGGTGATGGACCGCTTCTACATGTCGAGACAAGCGTACGGTCGCACGTTTGAGAACCAGTACGTGCTAACTGATGAGGAGTATCGCATACTCGACGCGGCCCTGCGCCTCGTCGGTGGGTTCACGATCGTGTGCGTAGCAGATGACGACGAGTTCATTCGCCTGCAGTACGCTGATCTGCCGACGTCACGGCAAGAAGTGTATCCGCTTGACGGCATTGTGAAGGTCAACGGTGAGTTCAAGCGTATTGTCGACTCAAATCCGTGGGACTACGACTTCGACTATGTCATTCCCGTTGGAAAAGCAGGCTGGCCATCGGACCACACGAAGGACATCGTCGAGCGCTACCTCGAGCGACAGGTCGCTATCACACAATGCATCTTCGCCGATCCGCTGCAAGGCAACAGGGCGTTTAACCCATGGTAAACCTGTCGCCGAACAAGATATTGATCGAGCGAGCATCTGAGCTCCCTGACATGAGCAAGGCGCGTGAGCTATTCGTGGACTTTGAGACCACGAGCTTCGTTGATGGGGACAAAGCGCTCAACCCCTACAAGGGTCATCGCATCGCCGGCGTGTGCGCCACGAGAGACGATGACCCGACCGCGTACTACGTGCCGCTGCGCCACCGCGATGAACAATGGAACATCGACGTCGACGCCGGTCTCAGATGGCTTCGAGACGCGATAACAACGTGCGAGGACTGGGTCAATCACAACGTCAAGTTCGACGCGCACTTTGCCGCGGTCGAGGGCTTTGAGTTCCAGGGGCGTCTCGTCGACACTCTCACAGCCGCGAAGGTACTCGACTCAGACCGACTCTACAAGGGCGGTTACGGGCTCGACAAGCTCAGTGCAGCTTGGCTCGACGATGACATCTCTGACTACGAGAAAGAACTCAAGCAGTTCCTCGCCGGCGTCAAGCTGTCGCGGAACAAGAAGGCTCAGGACTACGGGCTCATACCCGCGGACGTAATGTGCGCCTACGGCTGTCAGGATGTGCTGACGACTCGTGAGCTATACCGGTACGTTCAGCGGCGTATGCCAGAGGAGTGTCAGTCAGTCTGGGGCACTGAGATCAAGCTCACGCCGGTTCTCTATGACATCGAGCGTGAGGGGCTACACGTAGATCGACAGATGCTTGAGCTCGTCGAGTTCAAGACCGTGGCAAAGCTTGCCCGCATCGAGGAGAAGCTACAGGGTCTCATCGGTACGCCCGCGAATCCGGCGAGCAGCGACGACTGCTTCGACGTGCTGTGCAACCACTACGGCCTACCGGTTCTCTCGCGAACGGACAAGGGCGAACCGTCGTTCGACAAGGACTCGCTGGTTCAATACTCGAATCACCCCGATGTTGTCTCGGACGACAAACGCGTGCACGTCGTTAAGCTCATACAGACTTACCGCAAGTCGAATACTGTATTGTCGTTCTTCATCAAGCCCTATCTCGAGCATGAGGTAGACGGCGTGATGCACCCCGACTACAATCAGGCAGTGAGATCGGGGCGGCTGTCGTGCAAGCGACCGAACGCGCAGCAACTCTCGGCCGAGGCAAAGCGACTCGTGCTGCCGCACGCCGGCGAGGCGTTCTTGTCGTGTGACTATTCGCAGATCGAGTTCAGACTCATCGTTCACTACATCAAGGACATCGCGGCGATCAGGGCGTACAACGATGACCCGAACACCGACTTCCACACGTGGGTCGCCGAGATGTGTGGCATTCCACGTCGGCCGGCGAAGAACGTCAACTTCGCCATAGGCTACGGCGCGGGAAAGACGCGAGTCACGTCCATGCTCGCCGGCGTCATGGAGCTGATGACCGACGTCGTCGAGCGCATGGATCGCATGATCGAAGACGGTGAGGTCGAACCGAGTAAGCGTGCTCAGCTGTTCGCGTCCTTGTGTCTCGAGCGAGCCACGAAGGTGTATCACTCGTATCACGGCGCGCTCCCCGGCCTGCGACCGACCTCTCGTCGAGCTGCCTCTAGGATTCGCCAGCGCGGCTACGTCAAGAACGCGTACGGTCGTCATCTTCACCTGATCGAGAAGGCCGCGCACATCGCGTTTAATCGGCTGATTCAAAGCTGCGCGGCGGACGTGATGAAAGAGCGCACCGTAGCCGTGGCACCGCGGTATAACGCCGACGTACGAGCCCTTGGTCTTCGCATCTGCGCATCGGTTCACGATGAGACACTTTTCGTGGGCGATCGTGAGGTAACGCGAGCGCCGGAGACCGTCAAGCTGATCACCGAAACGCTCGAGGACGTACAGGCCGAGTTTCGCGTGCCGATCAAGACGTCCGCGGGCTGGTCGGATCAAGACTGGAAAACTGCATCCGGGGATGAAGGGAGCCTACTGTGACCGACGTACGCCTACGTCATCTTACGAGCCAGTATAAAGCCACGATTACTGCGTTCGAGCGAGCTCGTGAGGGCTACAAGAAGCGTCTCACGACCACGCGACTCGAGTGGTTGCAGGATCGCCTCGCAGAGCTCAGCGTTCTCGGTCTTGAGCTCACTGCTCTGATCCGATCGACTACCGAGATGGCCGAAGCCGAGCGGCTAGATCTCGGAACAGGTGGATCGTCGGAGCCCGACCACCAGGATGATCCAGGAGCTACGCCAGTCGCGTAGTCGATAGATTGCCTGGCCCCGGATCGAGGGCCTTAGAAGCCAACCTAGCGGCTTTATAAGTGCCTGTAAACACTAGACTTAAACAGGCCTTTTCAGGCTATCATCATAAGTCTAAGGTATGAAACAACTTATACCTGGGTTCGATTCGGCTGTTCGACAGGCCATCCGCGAGGTCGCCCCGACCGCAGCGGCGTGAGATTTATCGCCGAGTTGAGCAGGATCGGTGTCAGTACTCCGTGGTTGTGCTACGATATAGCTTACTCGACAGAACCAGGTCGCCTCGTAGGTGACCGCAAGAACATGGAGATCGGATCATGGCGAAAGGCAAAGCGAAAGCGTCGGCGAAGGCTCCCGAGACCAAGCCCGAGGAGACCAAGCCCGAGGAGAACAAGGCGAAGCGCGCCGACTATGTCGAGCAGTTCGACGAGACGGCGCTCCAGAGCATGACCGACGGCGGGACGTATCCGTTCAAGGAAACGCCGGCGGACTTCGACTGGGACAAGCACAAGGCCCTCAAGAAGAAGGACTTCGTGGACGACGTGCAGTACTGCGTCCACCGGGCCGAGGAGCACGAGCTCAAGGCCAAGAAGCTTCGCGAGGAAGCCGAGGAGCTCAAGAAGACTGGCGGCAAGCGCCAGAAGGCCACCGTCAAGAATCTGAAGCGGATGGCGGAGCGGATGGGCACGCTTCGGAAGAAGCTCGAGGCCCAGGGCTTCGACGTGGACTCGCTCCTGGCCGGCGAGGAAATCTCCGAAGACGAGTAACACCGCAAGGACCTGGCGGTACACCCGTCAGCAGCGACCATTGAGGCGGTTGGTCGAGAGACCAACCGCCTCTTTTAAGAACTCGAAAGGAGTCAACGATGGCAAAGAAAGCGCGGATGCGCCCCTCAGAAGTCGCCGAGCAACTCAAGATCAACGTTCGTATCACGAAAGGTCTACTAGACGAACAGCTCAACGCGGCCGACGATCGAAGATTCAACGCGCTCGTCGAGGCACAAGAAGCAATCATCGAAAGAGCACGCGATCGCGTCGATGAGGTCAAGGCGGCCCGCGACTTTGCTCTTACGCAGGGCATCGCGGCGGCGAAAAAGGCCCACGAGAAGGCCCTCAGGCGACTGCAGCGACATCGCGCCCGTCGTGAGATAGCACAGCTACTCGAGCTGCAAGCTCAGTTGACAGTGGAGTGAAAACTTGGTATAATAGTAGCTCGAAAGGACGAAAGGATGCGATTTGTCTTCGAGCGACTTAAGCCGAGAGCCTGGCGAGGTGAGCCGTGGCAGTGGGCTCAACCTAAGCACAACGGCTGGCACGTCACACTCTTCAAGAATCAACTCGGTCACACGTCCATCTACGGAAAGAGCCTGCGAGTCACGGAGGAGTATCTCAAGTACTGTCCGACGCTCGCTGAGCTGCCTAACATCAACGAGTTCGTTCGCAACGCTCCGCCGCTTTCTGCAGTAGACGGCGAGTTGTGTCCAACTGACGGCTCTCACCCGAGCCAGGTGCCGACTCTCCTCAAGGAGAAGCCGCGTGCCTTGTCGTATGTGACGTTCGCCGTACCGTACTGGAAGGGTGGCAACCTCAAGTACTCGGACGTCGACGCGGCTCTTCGCATAGCGGAGAACGCCGGCGTCAAGTGCAGCGTGAGAATGTTGCACCAGTTCATGCCGCAGGATCGCGACGCGCTGCTACTCCAAGCCGCAAGCTGTCACCTCGAGGGCTGGGTTCTCAAGCAGTTCAACTACTCCGGGTGGTTCAAGCTCAAGATTGAGAAAACCGTGGACTGCGTCGTGACGTCGATCAAGCCGGGCAAGGGTAAGTACCGCGGCATGGTGGGATCGCTGGGTGTCAGCCTGCTCCACCCCACGAAAGGCTTGGTTCAAGTGGGGTGGGCCGGCGGCATGGCGGACATTGAGAGAGAGGCCATGGGCGAGCACTGCGTCGGCCGTGTGGTTGAGGTCGAGTATCAGGCCAAGACGCCGCACGGCCGACTGCAGCACGCGCGCTTTAACAGGTGGAGACCGGACAAGGACGACGTGGAGTGCACGTGGGAGCAACTCGATGCGTAGAGTCACAAAGGTAATGTGCGAATTAGAGATCGACCACGATCGAGGTGTGGTGTATGCTCATCTCGTCGAGGCAGAAGAGATCAAAGCACTCGGTGCTCAGACTATCTTGCGCGTACAAGGTTTAGGGCCGCCGATTCTCGACCTTAATGAGATCAAGATGATCGATGTTAGAGCAGCAAAATCATAGCGCGATGTTCATGGACTGGTGTCCCGTGGCGAATCATGTCGTAGAGTACGCCGACGGTCGTCGCGTGGCCCACTGCATCGTGCAGGCGTTCGAGCGTCTTAACGTTTGGCCGCCAATCGCTAAGCCAGAGTTCCTCGAGTGTGAACACGTGACAGTGACGTTGCAAAGGTATCGCTACCCGATGAACGGAAGATGGGAAGATCGCAACTACGGGTGGGAACACCGAACGAAAACGGTGTTTATCTCATGACTCATGACTAAAGATCAAGTAATCATGGGTCTACGAAAGATTCGCGGTCATCTGAGTAGCGAGCAGCGACGCGCGGTAAACGACGCTATTCAAGCTCTCACCGACAAGCGCGATCGTACCGAGCTCGACGACGCGTTGACTGATCTCTGCCGGGCGCATCAGCGTTGGAACAAGCTCGAGGCAGAGAGGCTATCGGGTGGCGTCGATGCAAACGCTTATGAGATCGCGGGTGCACAGCACGGCGACGCGCTCTATCGCGTGCTCGCGTTCGCCGACGAAACGCGCGAAACGCCGGCGTGGACCGAGGCGTGCCGCGCGATCGCGATGGAGCGGGCCAAGCAGCGTCGCATGTGGAAGCACGACGACGAGCACACGAGCGGTGAGCTCGTGGAAATCGCCGTGGCTTATTTGACAGGTGACGAAAAGCGCGTACCGTACGACTGGACGTTCAAGCCGCGCGGTAAGCGTGAGAACCTCGTGCGTGCCGCTGCGCTCATCGCGGCAGAACTGGATAGAATATCATAAAACGAGCAACGTGGGACGAGTATTTTATGGCGATGGCATGGGTCGTGGCACAGCGGTCGCCGACTCAGCACAAGAACGGCGTCGTTCTCGTCGATGAGAACAAGCGCGTTCTCTCGTGCGGCTACACGGGTTACGTACGCGGCCTGAGTCATCCAGCGCACTTCAACGAGACGCTGCTCGTGCACGCGGTTCCGAACGCCCTGGCCAACGCGCTGCGAGAGCCGGGACCGAGATGCGTACTCTATGCGACGCACAGTCCGTGTCCCGAGTGCATCAAGCTACTGATCCAGTGGCAGGTCCTCGAGTTCGTCGTTCCGAGCGGCACAGAGATCAAGCACGCGCCGCTAGTCGTTATTCGTCAGCACACGATCGGCTCCGACGACGAGAGTCGCGTATTACATGGAGCATGGCGTGACTCACTTACTTGACTGGCGCGGACAGATCGAGCCGCCGCACAAAGTGCACCAGACGTCGTTCGGTGAGGAGGGCAACTGCCTCGCGGCGTGTGTCGCCTCGCTGCACGACGTAAACATCCAGGATACCCCGAACTTCGCCCTCTTAGACGACTGGTGGTCCGAGTTTCAGATGTGGATGAACGATCACACGGGGCTCTGGCCTATCACGACGAAGCGCTTCGGCGCAATCCGCGGGTCATTCATCGGAACCGGGCTGGGAGAACGAGGCTTGCTCCATTCGGTCGTATGCGTCAGGACTGAGCGCCTCGGCGTCGGCGTGATCTGGGACCCGCACCCCGAGGCGAAGCGCATTCCCGAGTCACTCGACTATGGAATCGTCTATCAATGCATAATCACCTAGTATCACACATACTGAAGCGACTCGACGACCAGGACGCTCGAGCTGAGAAACTCGTACGCCGCCCGCGTGCGAAGCGAAACGATCCGTGTCCCTGTAACTCGGGCAAGAAATACAAGAGGTGCTGCCGTGACCGTCATCTTGGTAGGACAGCAGGCGAACAAGGAAGTTAGCGCGCCCGAACCGTCGCCGTGGTGGGACGCCGTGCCCGAGACCGTGGCGAGGCTCATGGAAATGGGCGCGTTCATCAAGGATGAGCTGCTCAGCGGCCTCGGTCTCAAGTGGGACGCGAGCGTTAATCTCATGTGGCCGGGGACGTACGGCGCCTGGGATCCGCGCGTCGCGGCCGCAAGGGCGAGACACGTACAGACGCTCGACTTCGACGCGTTCGTCCTATGCGGTCGCAATGTCCAGCGAGTCTTCGGCGTCAACTCGCCGATATGCGCGGGGCAAAAGCGAGATAACAAGTGGTACTACTGCTGTCCGCACTCGAGCGGCCGCAATCGGTGGTGGAACGAGCCCGCGAACCGAGAACTTGCCGCGCGTATGTGCGCGCACATCACGAGGGAACACTATGTACGATCCTAGCCAAGTGCCTGCGCACACGCTGCCGGGGCTGACGGCATACCGCGATCAACGCGCGACGCCCGGCAGCTTCCTAGCAGCCGTGCTGAGCAACGATCTCAAGGAAGCGTGTCTGCGAGCCGACGACATGAATCAAAAGGCTCTGTACCAGATCGTCTGCTGGTGCTACAACGAGCTGCCTAGTGGATCGTGGGGCAGTAAGGAGGCCGTAGAGCGATGGCTAACATCGAGGGACTAGCGGCTCACGCCCACAAGATGTGGAGCGACTGGATCGTCTTTATGTTACAGGTGGGGCAGCCGCAGACCGACGGCTCGCTACTCATCAAGTCGGATCTCGTTTCGCACTGGCGACGCCGGGCCGAAGCGACATACGAAAAGCTCACTGAGCACGAAGTGAGCTTCGACCGAGCGATCGCGAGACAATGGCTCAAGATCTTCGACGCTAACAGGCGCCGACGCTTGTCCGATACCCGCAAGAGCATGACTACGAAGAAGGTCGCGCACGGTATCGACATGTACATAACGGTCGGCTTCTTCGACGACGGTGAGCCAGGCGAGGTGTTTGTCGTGGTCGCCAAGCAGGGCAGCGACGTGGCCTCGTTCGTCAACGGCTGGGCTGTGATGGTGAGCATGGCACTCCAGTTCGGCGTGCCGTGGGACAAAATACGCGACAAGTTCGTGAACATTCCCGACTCAATGTTGGCGATCGCGGTGGTGGCCGCGCAGGAGAGCATCGATGCGTTTCAAGGCAACAGAATCGCAGGTGAAGAAGCTAGCGATGTTGATGGCGGGTAACACTGGTGACGCGAGTGCGATCTTTTGTCGCCCGTTCAATCGCCACAACACGCTGGCCGTCGGTGTCGTACGACCGAAGCGTGTGACGATCTACCACGATTTAACGTTTGTCGACGTATTCTACTGTCTGGAGCGTGCGCCGGAAGAAGCGGAGTTTGCCGCATGCGGAATCACCGATCGTCGAGATGACCGTCCGAGCATCATAGACTTTCCGGGTGAGGACAAGCGAATAAGCAACTGGCCGGTGTACAACGCCGCGCTGGAACGCTTCGGGAAGGAGACATCGTGGGAAACGCGCTAAACGATGCGTTCGGCGACAACGTGTACGTGATCCTGCACGAAGATGTCAGTTCGTTTTATGAGCGGTGGCCCGACCTACGCGTAAAGGCGATCGTGCTCGGTGAAATAGAGCCACCGAGCTACTGGCGGGACCAGCCGCGGTATTACGCTGTGACACAGAGCCACGCGGTGGCCATCGAGCACGCTCTTCAGGCGGGGTGTCAACGCGTGATGATCCTCGAGGACGACGCCGAGTGGGTCGGTTATCCCGATCCGCTGCCGGATACGTGGGAGATGCTCATGTTCGGCGGCAGCGTGAGGGCGAGCGAGCCATACGTGGGCGGCTGCTGGCAGATCGCCGTCGCTACGCTGAACTTGCACGCCTACGCGCTCAATGGCCAGAAGGCAATGCAGATAGCCCGTCACACGTTCAAGCTGGCGTGCCGCGCGTGCGATACGTACAACAGCTTCTTTCACCAGGTGCTCGAGAGTTACGTTCACGTACCGGAGGTCATCAGGCAATGTCGAAGATCTACATAGCAGCGAGCTGGCCGCGCATCGGAGAGGCGAGAGCGAGAGCCGACAGGCTCAGGCTCGCCGGGTTCCACGTCACGAGTACGTGGCACGACGTCGAGCATCCGGAGGAGCCGAGCGACGAGCGTTGCCGAGAGTGGGCCGAGCGCGACCTCGAGGAGTTAGCAGGCTGCGATACGGTATACTGCCTCACGGGCGACGATCAGAGCATCGGCGGCGGCAGACACAGCGAGATCGGCGCGGCGATCGCTCTCGGCAAGCGCGTCGTACTGCTCGGACCGAGAGAGAAGAACGTATTTCACTGGCATCCACTCGTGGAGGTAATCGAATGACGTCGATACTGGTGAGCAAGACCGGGTCCGCCCTGACGATGCCTGATGCACTTGCAGGGGCGCGAGCGTCGAGTCGTGGTGACGCGCGCAATGCTCAGGGTGTGTTACGCTATCTCGCAGACAAATATGAAAGCGTCTGCTACGTGGGTCGCCTCTTCGGCACAGCGCCGTGTCCCGTTGCCCAGACGGCGGTGGGTCATGTCACGCCAGAGGACGGGCCTGCTCCGCAGGAAGAAGCAGCCAAGGAGATCGCGAGACAGATCCGTGAAAAGGCGCCGCCACCGTATGTCTTCGTGGAGCTCCCGGGCACCGACTCAACGATGTTCGTGGTCGATAACCCGTGGGGCGTCATGATGCAGCGCGTCGCTTGTCAGCAAACCGGCACCGTGTACCTAGCAGTGGCGAAGGAACTCGAGGTACAGCGTCGGATACTCGTCGTGACAGATCCGAAATGCTACCCGCGACACCACGAGATGCTGATATGGCCGCACTTCGTCCCGCGAGCGGTACTCTCGCAGGAGAACATGGAGCGTACGCAGACTTGCCGCGAGTATCACGCCATCGACGTCGAGGCGGTCTACGCCGGCGTCGAGAATTGGTTTCAGTATGGCCTCGAGCCGCACAGGGATACAGAACCGCGACCGTGGAAGGTCGGCGTCCTGGCCCACTCGCACTTGCGGAAAGAGCGCAACCTTCCGTGGAGGCACCGCGATGCGATCTGGAGCGGGCTGCTAGACAACCTGGACCCGGCGACGACCCGCGTATGGGGCGCAGATTGGGAGCAGTTCAGCGGCTACAGGCCGGACGTCTTCGTCGGACAGGTGCCGCTCGCGGAGGTAGATCAGCGACTCAGGGAGACTACCTGCGGACCGATGATTCCCGCCGGACGCCGGTGGCAGACGACGAAGCACGTCGTCTACGCGATGCAAGGAGCAGCCCCGCTGCCGTGGGGCACGGACCCCGAGCACGAGAACTGCTACGACCCGCTGCGCAGCGTATGGAACTCGGACTCCTTGCATCGCGTGATGAACCGCATGGACCTCGAACGCTGGGCGGATCTGTTCGATCGCGACCCCGCGGGAAGACAGCACTACTGCGACGCGGTGCTCCGTCAATCGCGGCCCGACTTCTCGATGCTCGACAGAGCGATCGCCGGCGAGGACATCGGCGGCTATCACCTGAGGAGAAGACGATGACTGACGCCCAGGTCAACGAGCGGTGCGCGAAGGCGTGCGGGTGGGAGTACGTGGCTCCACCACACTTCATGCAATCGTACTGGGCACGCCTGCGTGATGATTGTTCGTGGGCGACGCAGGATGATTGCTCAGACTTCACCGGCGACACCGACGAAGCTTGGGCGAATATGGGGGAGCTGGTGCGGCGGCTGGTGAAGGCGGGCTACCAACCGAGTTTGCACAGTTTCAGTAACAACGGCGACGTGGTGAGCTACCGATGCGATCTGTGGATCAACGGCGGTGATGAGATCAAGTCGTACGTCGGCACAACCTTCCCCGAGGCCGTTGCCCGCGCGTTCCTGGAGAACAACTGATGGCTGACACCCCATTCAACGATGCTCATGACCCACTCTCCGAACGGGTCGCGGTGGCGCTGGGGCTGAAGCGACTGAACTACAACGTGCGGCATCAAGGGAGCCTTATTCGGCCCTGGCTAAAGCCGGGTGGTGAAATCTGTGTTGCTGACTACGAGGGCGCCGACTCGCTCGTGGGCGAGATGGTGAAGTGGCTGGAGCAGCATTGCGCAATCGTCAACATCCTGCGATGTGCAGGTGGTTGGTACATCATCACAGCGGGGCCTGCTGTTGCTGTGTCCGCGACGACCCTCAACCTGGCCCTCTGCCGCGCCATCGTCGCGGTGATGGAGGCCAACTGATGGCAAGCTACACGATCGAGACAGCGGATGTTGGCACCGATGGCTACTCGCCGCAGCCCGGTGTGCCGCATGTCGTGCATGGTCTAGCGGGGCTACGCCGAGCACTTCGCGCGCTGCGTAATATCGGGTACGACGCGGTGCGTGGCGATTGGGCTGTGAAGGTAGAGCGATTGATGGACAGAAAGGACGGTGAGGCATGAACGACGTGCTCCAATGGATTGCGATCGCATTGTTCGGCGTATACATCCTGCTCGACTGGGTGTGGAAGCGCGACATAGACAAGATCATGCGTGACTACTTCGGGCGAGGTGAGTGATGGAACGGCTCTACATGGATTCCAATAATGTGAAGTGCAACATACGCGACATGATCAGGCGAGAGCCTGAGTGGGTCGCGAGTCGCTTTGACTTCATGATGGATCGCATCGCCGAGCTTGAGGCGGAGCTTGCAGTCATGTCCGAGCGGCTGACGGCCCTCGTGGACAAGCTGCCCAGGACGGTGGACGGGGTGCCGGTGGTGCCGGGCGTAGACGTTGTGTGGCAAATTGATCCGCGAGGATGGACAAACGCCGCACCTGGATTAGTTGGGCCAGACCCTAATCCAAAACCGTGGCACTGTGTGTTGGGTGGACATAACTATGTGTCCGACTTCCCGTTCTACTCCACCCGTGAAGCCGCCAACCCTTACGAGAAGTACCGCAACGCCAATCCGCGATGCACGTACCCGTTCCGGGCTGAGCCGCTTGGCTACTGCTGCGGCTGGGCGATGCACGTTGACGGCGGCACGAAACCAGACTGCGAGACGTGCGAGTTCTGGAGGCCTGGCGATGGCTGACAACGTTATGGCTCGTATCCGCGTGGCTGAAAGGCGATATCGCGCGGGTATTGATGAGTATGGAGCAGATGAGATGCGACGAGTAACACAGAGTGACCTCGACAGGATGGCGCAGGAGGTAGACCGCCTAAGGACGCGCGGCCTATCGCCTGAGGGCAAGAAGATCATGGAGCTCGCCCGGGAGGGTATCACGGTCACGCGACGCGAGGAGCTGATGAGCTTTCACTGCGAGCGGACTGTGCTGGAGGCCGGGTGTGAAATACGAGTGACTGTTTACGTGCCCGAGAGTGAGTTCATCGAGACGGACGTCGAGAAGATGATCCGGGCCCGAGAACTCAAGCGAATCGGAGATCTCTATGACAGAGCATGAGTTTACGAGAGAGTGGGGCAGGATGCTCACGCAGGTCGGGTGCTACGTGTACCCACTCGTGGCGGGTAAGATGCAACCCGCCGGCTTCCCGGACAGGTACGTCGTCGGACCGGGCATCCCCGGGCTATGGATCGAGGCAAAGCGAGGCAAGGGGAAGCTCAGGGAGATACAGAAGGTGTGGCACGAGCGCGCCCTGAAGGCCGGCGTACCGGTGCTGATACTCAGAGACCTCGGGAGTAAGACGAGCTTCGAGGTGTGGGACTATCGCAACAAGCAGTACCAGAGGCTGCTCTGGGACTTCGTGCAAGACGGCAAGCACTTGAGGCTCTGCATCCAGCAGGCCGTCAGGCGAATGATCGAGCATGGATTCAGTTCGCATGCGCGTAAATGGGAGTCGCGAGATTGACAAGACTGAGCTTAAATAGCCCGCAGTTTTGCTCGCCGTTCAGTTCGCATAAGCGTCGATGTTGGTCATCGACCGGGTCTAGTCTATAGAACTGGATGCACGTGCACCACTAGATACTTCTACTATCGCGGAATCTGCCGGGAAAGTCCGGGTAGCCTACTGGTTAGGATATAAGTTAATCAAGGAGTTTTACTTATGCATACATCTATACTACTACCTATCGGTGCATGTGCATCGGCTTCTGAGGACCAAGCGGATCGGTGGTCTAGCATCGACGCTTATGCGAACTGAATCATGAGCAAAACTAAGAGAATCTCAAGTGAAGATGGCTCGTCGCAAGAAAACCATTTGCGCCCATGCGAACTGAAATGCGAATGGTGGGACGCCGACGAGCGACGCCAGTATGCGAAGGCTCGTCGCGTGAAGAACAGAGAGGCCCAGCTCGACGCCCTCGTTCCCGACAGACGCTGCCCCGTGTGTAGACGCATACGCACAAAGAGTCGCCAGTGGGTCGTCGCTCGTCGCATGCTGCTCGTTGACTTTCCCGAGGTCATGAAGAGAACCCGTGGACCGTGGATCGCCGTCTGTCGCTCGTGTGCGATGGGCGAGCTGAGGAGTGTCTTATGGCAGGGATAATCGCCTATCCGTACGAGATTACGAAGTGGGTCGTTCGTGGCACGGAGGTCGTCGCTCGTCGAAGCGACCTAGACGTAACGGCGAGCGAGGTCGCACGCAGAGCGCGCATCAGCAAGAGCTACATGTGCAAGATCGAGTCGCACCGCGAGACGACCGTGTCGTACGCCGTCCTGTGTCGACTCATGGGAGCCCTCGAGCTAGAGATGTCGCCCGGAGAACAAGCCGTTACATTCACAAAACAGTGATCTTTCGGTGGACCCCGCGTCACCTCTCTGGTACAATTCTGTTGAGCACGTTCTCTTTCTCCTCCGGCCACGGTCGCGGAGCTCGTAGCTCGCGGCTGTGGCTTTATAGGGAGTCATCCGATGAAACGCTTTCTCATTCTATGTGTGATTCTGATCATGCCGCTCGTAGGCTGCGAGACGCTGCAGCAGGACGACCAGCTCGTCGGCGTCGCCCGAGACGTTCAGGCCGAAATGGAAGCGCTGCGTGCGACGATCGCGGCGCTGCCGGACGAGTCCGACATTAAGGTTTCCGTCGAGGAGATGCTGGCGAAAGCGCAGCCGATCGCCGTGGGCGTCTCGAAGGTCGCGGAAGTGGCCGCGTCGGGCGAAGACCCGGGTCCCGCTATACAGGAGACCGGGGCTGGGATAGCCGCCGTCTTGCCACCTCCGTGGAATAGCATCGTGTTGCTCGGCACTACCGTTCTCGGGGCGCTCGGCACCTGGAAGTATAGACGATCTACTGCGGCTGGACGTGAAATCGTCAGGGCCATCGAGAAGACTGGAGCTCTGGACCCGACCAAGAAGTGTGAGCTTGCCTCCGCTATGACCGACGACGGCAAGCGCTTCGTCGAAGAGGTCACGAAGTAACCAATGGTTCGCCGCTCGATGGCGGCGGGCCGTTTTATCGTGAAGCAAATCTACCCTCAACTCAAGCCTTCTTATGAAAACTATCATACCCTGCTCGTTTCGTGGAACATTGCAGCGCGGAGCCTCCACCTGGAGCAAAGTGGTTAAGGGCCGAACCGCGACCCAACTTTCTCCGCTGCCGTTGGACGAAGCGACCACATCCGCGTGGGAAGACGTGGGTCCCGATCACGGGTTCAGCGGTGAACGTGTCGGCGTACGATTCCAGTTACCATCGATCGTGGGCGTCAGAAAGGTGCAACTCGCGGGCACACCGATCGTCAACCGTGCGACCTCTGTCGTGCGCCTTCTCCGCCGTTGCCCGAATATCACCAAACCCGAAGGGTGGGCACAGCTCCGTGGACCGGGCCACGACATTGGAGCGATGCCAATCTGCAACGTGCCGATGCACCTATGGGAAGGCGTGCCGGTCGTCTGGTTCAGCATTTGCGACATCCTTGATTGCTTCAATGTGCCGCCCGTGTATCCCGACACACAAACAGGTCAATGGGAAAACCTGCGTTTGATCATTGATCATGTTTAAACCTGAGTCCACAACACGTGCGAGAGACGACAACCGCGTCGAGGTGACCGTCGCCCCGCGATGGGTGCGACCCGACGGCCGTTCGTGGGAAGCCATTGATCTGTTCACGACAGTTACCGGGCATCGTTTTCACGTTCAGCCGGTTGGCAGTAAGCTGTGGGCCGCATGGCAGGCCACGACAAAGACCGCTAACGTACTCGACCGAGCCACCAAGCGGCACGCCGTCGGCCGGCACTTCGGGCAGGTGCTCGACGTCGCCGAACTCGATGGTGTCGATGATCTAGAGTTCCAAGTCACCGCACACCCACAAGCCACGCGGCTGTCGAACGGTGACATTCTGCTGGCGGTGATCGACGGTGTACGTATTGGATTGTGCCTCAGCGACCTACGAGCGATGGGACTGCGAGAGACCAGCAACGGCAAGCACGCCCTTGACATTCGAGCAGCCAAGGCAGCGGCCCGGACGGACGGCACAGGCGAGATCGACCTTGACCCGACGTCATTACTTGACGATGTAACAAACGATTGGGGCACCTACCGTGTCTCAACGGCTACATGGACAACATCGCGGGAAGCCAACAGCGGGGCGACTGTCCTAACCAGCAGCTTTGAGACTCGGACGGGGGCGAGCAATCCATTCGTCTTCTACCGTCCGTGCTGCTTTTTCGACGTAGGTGCAACAGCAGCGGCCACCGATATTCTGTTAACGTGCCAGTATCACAGCGGAGCGAGCGGAGATATTTCTAGTGTTGCGTGCCTGACATCAAAGCCAAACCCCGGAGTCGACGATAAGGTGCTGCAATACCCTGTCTCGACCTACACGGGCGGCAACTACCGATCGGCGTTTGATGCACTCGGCACTGACGGTGACCTTGGCGTGTTTACTGCAATCGGCGGCGATTTTGGCACGATTACAGTGCCCGATGCACGATGGCAATCGCAGTGGATGCCGTTCGTATTTATGGAAGCCACTGAGTATTGGAACCTGTTTGTGAATGCCTCAAACACTCGTATGGTGATGCCCGGCGTGACCAATCGCGAGCCAAAACTGACCTACACCGCAGTGACTGAAACAATTCTTGACTACGAACGCGCGGTGCGCGGTGTCGGTCGCGGCACTATGAGAGGTGCAGCATGATTATCCCGCACAAGAAAAACACCGCGTTCTACCTTGCGATGCCGATGGTGGACAGTGCGTCGCCCGCGAGCTTCAAAGCAGGTGAGACGGTGGCTGACACCGCGTACTACAAGGACGCGGACGGCAGCTGGACGAGCCTGGCGATTACGGATACGTTTACGCAGATCGGCAGCACGGGCGTGTACGAGATCGACCTCACCGCGGGTGAGATGAACCACGACTATGTGCTCATCAAGCTCACCTCGACGAACGGCGCAGATAGCTTCGTGATGTTCCGTATGACCGACGGCGACATCGACGACGCGATCACGGACATCGGCATCGTAGACGGCATCGTAGACGGCATTGACACGAACGTGGACGACGTGGTGTCTGACGTGACCGATCTGCTGAGCGATGTCGCGGACAATCAGACGGACCTCGACGCGTTGATCGCCGTCATGGGGGCGATTACCGGCTCCGGTGATAATACCGTGCTCGGCCTCTTCAAGGCGCTGCTCAGCAAGGCAGCTGCTACGCCGAGCGACGTCGGCGGGACGTTCGACCCTGCGGCCGACTCGACAGAAGCCGTCGCAGAAGCTGTGGCATCTGGGCTGCAGGTGGTCGCTGGGCCACTCGTGGCGGGTACTGTTCCGGGTCAACAGGTCGGCAGCGGGACGCGCCTCGAGATGTTTGAACACGAGGCTCGCACGAAGCCAATCGAGGTGACAGACGAGGACGACGTTGCCGTAGACCTGAGCAGTTTAACGCTTCGCTTCATCGTAGAAGGCGAGGGTGGGACTCGCAAGGACACCGTCGAGGATGCCGACATCAGCATTACCGGGAGCGGTAATGAGATAGCGAATCCGATGATCGACGCCGACTGGGGGAGCGGGAAGTTCCTCTGGCGCTTGTGGGATGTTACCACTGAGAATGAGGAGTACGTGCTCGTGCACGGTGACTTCGTCGTGCGATCATCCTCGAACTCGGGAGCAGCGAGCTGATGGATGCAACAATTATGCTTGCCGTCATCGCACTCGTCGTCAATCTAGTCACCATTACCGTCGGCGCCACGTGGGCCGTCGGTAAGGTGAACAGAAGCGTCGATCGAGTAGCCGGCGCGATAGCCAGCCTGAATACAACCGTTGGGCGCCTCGAGGTATCGCTCAACGAGGCGCATCGCAAGACGAATGCGCACGATAAGCAACTCGCTGTGCTCGAGGATAGAGCGAACCGAGGGC